TGTATTACTGGAGATAAAGTAGCTGTATATACTAAATCAGGTGCTACCTGGATATTAGAGGGGTCATTTATAGTACCAAGTGCAGGAGGAACAGTATCAATCTAAAAACATTATACATTATGGAAAATAAAGTTCTTAAATTAGGAGGGGGGGGGAGATCTACCCAAGATGCATATGCAGAAATAAGACAGGGAAACTCTGAGAGATGGACAATACAATCTCAAAAGCGTAAGTATGTAAATGGCAAATTGTCCGGGGTTATTGAAGTTGGTTATTCTGCTAGCATCAATACCCCGGACTATGTTCTGGAGGAAGACAAGAGTAACAATAGTATTCAGATTACTGCACAAAATGACGGTACTTCTGGGCTTTGTATACTTACACAAAATGAATCTGGTAATAAAATAAATCTACACCTTACTACTCCCGAAGAAAAAGAATATTGGGAAATACGTTTTAATCCTATAACCATCAATGGAATAGACACAAATGCTTTTTTTATACTACCACCAATATTAGTGGTGAAAGTGGATCTATGGCTGATGGTAACAGATATAAGAATTGGATAGTAAATCAAAATAGATATGCTATTAATGTCTATATTGCTAGTATATACCCCGTAAATTCCGACATGCTATCTTGGTCCTGCCTCGATAAGAATGGTAATGCTTTTAGTCCTAACTACGATTTACCAAGTAATTCATACTTTACAACAAAAACAACTGGATTGGGTTCCTATACTCTTACAAAAGTTTCAACTCCCCCTGTTAGCAATGATACTCCTATACTCTCCAGTAGGTTTAACCCCACTAAAAAATATCCATTAGATTTGAATTTTTATTGGGCAAGCCAAAAGCCAACTTAATACCCGTATTAAGATAATATCCCAATTATAAAAGCAATTACCCAGAATATAAGAGCCAGTGTATATGCAACAGAATATCTATGCCAGGGATACCAGCAGGTAATATAAGAATCTACTTTTAGTATTTCTGGATGTTCTTCTTCGTATTTTTTATCTTCTTCTCTAGAACTGTATTTATGAAATACATAGAAAGGTAAGAATACGAGGAAGATTATTAAAGCAACTGGGAATAAGAGTAGGAGAAGAATCTCCCACCCTTGCATTGATGTCCCAGCATAATTACCATCTCTGTCAAAAAAGTATCTCATAGTAATTTGTATTTTATGTATCTGATTAATAGATAAATCGGAAATAGAGGTAATACTATCCATACCGAGATGAATAAAACGAGAGAGTGTATTTTGTGAGTATAGGGTAAATAATCCAAGCAAGCCCTTACAAAAAATACCGTGAATGGCAAACATACCAAGTAAATTATAGCTAATACAGTAGTCATTGTTCTTTGAGGTATTTGTTAATAATCTTGGTAAGCTTCTTATCAAATTCAATCATCATATCGAAAGCTTTCGAATCTTTCATACTTCTCATCCCTTTATCAAGTAATTCTATGTTTCTCTTAATTGAGAAATAGGCCTTATATGCAAGGAATACTCTTTCATTTTCTTCGGTAAGCGGACGAACTTCTCCCTTTTGCCCATCCAATCTTGGATATGTATCATCAGGACCCAAGGTTCTTGCAACTTTTACTCGGTTACTGAGCATTGCGAATCCACCTTTTTTATCGATAGATTCCACTGTAACTTTCTCAATGATGGGTCTTCCAGATAATGTGAAGAGAACCTCATCCCCCTCTTTAAGCTTTTTGATTTCTTTCTTTTCTTTTTTCATATCTTTATTTATTAAGAATTTTTCTTTATGCAAATATACGAAATTATTTCTTATTTATTGCATTATCAATCATATTTTTAATAAATTCATAGGCATTGCCCCGATAATCTTCTAGCATTTTGTATTCCTGTGGAGATAGAATTACTCCGTTTACTTTAAAAGCATCTCTTAGATGCTCTGGTATAGTGCCCTGGTGAGCGATGTTATTATAACGGATAATGAAAAGTTTCTCTCGGTCTTCATCAATAACTCCCAGAGTGTTTACTGGTTGGAGTTTAGTTTGGTAAATACCGCCAAAAGCCGAGGGCACCATTAAAATATTTCCGGGAATTTTAGTTACCCAGTGAGAATAATCTGGAGTAATTACCGCAATTTTACCCTCTTTCTCAAGCTCTTTATCATAAGCTAATCGATTAGACCAAAAAGCACATTGAAAACAAATTTGTTTTCTTGCCATAAGTTGAGGGATTTCCCGAGTTTCATCAAATTCCTCTAAATTAATTGGTTTGCCACATATCTGGCACTCATTTTTCTTGTCCATATTGCATTATTTTATAAGTTATATATGATAATAGAACCTCGAAACATCCTAAAAATGGGTTATAAGCAATACTTTCGTTACTAAAATTGAACCATTAAAACTGATAAGTTATGGATAAACTAACAAATGAAATGATTAAAGACCTTGCTATTCGCTTAGGTCTAGAACCTGCTCTATTGAAAGCTGTTCAATTGGTAGAAGCAGCAGGTAGAGATGGGTTTTTAGCTGATGGTAGGCCTCAAATCCTCTTTGAGGGTCACATTATGTACAAAGAAGTACATAAGAAATTCCCTGACAGAGATTTAGCTTACCTTTGTAAGAGATATTCTACGATTTTCTTCCCTAAATGGGATAAATCGAAGTATTTGGGAGGTGTACACGAGTATAAGAGACTCGAATTAGCCAAAGAAATTGACGAAGAATGTGCATTGAAGTCTGCAAGTTGGGGTATGTTCCAGATTTGTGGGTTCAATCACAACCTCTGTGAATGTAAAGATGTCTTCGAATTCGTTCATAAGATGTCAGAATCTCATGCAAATCAACTAGAACTCATGTATTATTTCATGAAAAACTCTGGTTGTTTGAGTAATCTCAAAGAAAAGGACTGGGCTGGCTTTGCCAAGAAGTATAATGGTCCCGGGTATGCCCAGAATGCCTACGACCAAAAACTAAGAAATGCTTACGAAAACTTTAAAGGTAAATTATGAAAAGATGTCATTTTAACAGCTGGGTAGCAAAAGTATTTCTTTTCCCTAGTTACAAAGCCATTACTCTGGTGTATAACTCATTCTTCAAACACAAAGTAGAAGAGTGTAAACCTGATGATATCAATCATGAGTGTATTCATCAGGTACAACAGATTGAATGTAGTATAGTGGGTTTAGTACTTGGTATCATACTCTGGTTATCATTCGGTATATCCTTTTGGTGGGTAGTAGCTCTGACTTTTGGATTCTTCTACCTTTGGTATATCCTCGAATACATAATCATCCTATGCTTTGCCAAGTGGAATAAACAGAATGAAAGATACCATGATGTAAGTTTCGAAGAAGAAGCTCACAACAATGATAAGAATCTGAGTTACTTGGAAGACCGTAAGCCCTTTGCTTGGATTAAGTACATTAAATTGAGAAGCTACAAGAAATGAAAAAACTAAGGGTATTGGGAGTGTGCGCTGGACAGGGTGCACTCCTGTTCCCTTTTAAGAAGAATTTGTTAGGGAACATAGAGATAAGGGGAGTATTCCACACTCCGGGCGAAGAACAATGGAAATTAAACTTTGGAGATATACCGTTTTACAAGGGCTTTTGTTTACAAGAATTCGATGAGAAAGTAGACATAATTATATCAAGCCCCGATTGTGGAGCAGCCTCAGTAATGAGGTTATCTAAAGTAAAAGAATTAGGCAATCCAAAAGATAACCGTAGTCTTAATCTAGTAATTGCATCAATACTCAAGTATAAACCTAAGATATTTCTTATAGAAAATCTACCAAGACTGCTAACACTGCTTCCCAAGGATTTCTTTGAGGAAACATTCAAAGACTATAAATTAGTTTTTCATGAAAGGTCAGTTTTAGATTACGGAAACTCCCAGGAGTCAAGGAAGCGATTACTCATCATTGGAGTACATAAAAAGACCGGTAAGAAATACTTGAATGCTTTTGATGAAGTATTTCAAGTAAAAACTCCAACAACTACTAGAAATCTACTTAAACCGCTCACATTCTCTCAGAAAAATAATACTAACCAGATTCCGTTTATGAGTAAAACTCTGGCAATGTATGATTATCGGAAGCTTCCAGAGAAGAAGAATCTCACAGTAGCAAAGATACATAGACTCTGGGTTAGAGATTTTAAAGATGAAAAGAAGTGGCCTATCAAAACTGCAAAGATGAGTACTCTTCCAGGAGTATATCGATTGGAGTATGATAAACCTCCACTAACCTTAAGACCTGCAGATAGGCAATTCAGACCAGATGGTTATCCTTTGGGGGTTGAGGATTTTAAGGCAATCATGGGATTCCCAAAGAAATTCAGAATTTACCTTCATGAAAACCAGGGTACCTCTGAAAAGGATTTTAAGGATCACCATTATTGGCTTAACAAGGCAAGATACACAATTGCCAAGGGCTCGGTTTATGAAGTAGGATTATGGTTCAAGGATTGCCTCAAAAAGGTAAATACCAAGAAACACTAAGTTTCAGCTTTATATATAAAGTCTTATATATAAGTTTCTGGGGTGCCTTGAAATATATAGATATATAATATACTACGTATATATATCTATATATTTATCTGCGTATATATAGCTATTCATATATCATATCGTAAGTAGTATATTTGGATATTATCTCACTTCGTTCGATAAAGGTAATCGCTAAGCGATTACCGAATAGATAGTATCATTAAAGCGTACGAACTTCCTAAATTTTTAAACCATGAAGAATTTAAAGAATGCCTTGTTTATTGTACTTCTAGGATTTACTATTTACCTTTGCTTCAGGAATTATAAACTTTCTCGAGAAGTTGATTTCCTAGAACTAGCGGTCAATGAAATCCCAGATACAGTATACAAAGACAAACCTTTCAAACCAGAGAAGAAGTATTCTAAAGAAATTGAACCAGGTAAAATCTTAGTTTACAATAATAGTTACGATAATAAGCAGCCAACTCTCTTTCCTGATTCCATGCTAAGGCAGCCAGTTATCAGTAACCAAGATTCCCTGGTTCAAATTGTTTTGAAGAAAGATAAGTTGAACTTAAGTCTGTTCAATAAGGAGACTAACACTTATTCAACTAGATTATTCCCAATCGACTTAGATAAGTACAACTACAACTGGTATGAAGGTCAATTAACTCGAAAGAAAGTTGCAAGGTTATCACTTAGTCCATACATTTATGGCAAATATAGACCTTTCAATAATCTCTTCGATATGGGAGCTGGTCTTTCAATCAAGACTAAGAGATTTAATTACAAATTCGGAGTCAATACCTTTTACTACCCAAAGATAAAATCTGGTATAGGTACTGACATCGAATTTCAAATAACGTATAACTTTTAAGTAATGGCAAAGACTATCTCAGAAACTAGAACTACATTAACTCGGGAGGAGCTATCAAACTTATCCCGAGTTTCTAGTGATGTTTTCTTTTTTAGCCTTTTTTGCTATGTGATACATCCAGTAAGAGGAAAGGTAAGATTCGATTTATACCCATTTCAGAAATCCGTTCTCTACAATTTCATTGCCCAACGATTCAATATCATTCTCAAATTCCGTCAGGCAGGAATTACAGAACTTATTTCAATGTACTGTCTTTGGTTGGCGATGTACCATCCCAACAAAAAGATAAACATTATCTCTATCAAAGACACAACTGCTAAGAAGGTGCTTAAGAAGATTAAGTTCATGTACAAGAATCTTCCATGGTACCTTCAAACTCCCATAATCAATGGTAGAGCTGGAGAATACGGTTCTGCTTCCATGATAGAATTTGATAATGGGTCATTTATTGAATCTATTCCGACATCATCCGAAGCCGGTCGTTCGGAATCCCTTTCTCTTCTGGTAATTGACGAGGCAGCAGTAGTAAGATGGGCTGCTCAAATTTGGGCTGCTGCATTCCCTACTCTTTCCACTGGTGGAGCTGCCATCGTCAATTCCACTCCCTATGGAGTTGGTAATTTCTATCACTCAACTTGGGTAGATGCCATTGCAGGAGGTAATCCTTTTAACCCAATTCGATTATACTGGCAAATGCACCCAGAACGAGATATCAATTGGTATAACCAAATGTCTTCTGCTTTGGGAGCAAAACGAACTGCACAAGAAATTGATGGTGACTTCTTATCATCTGGTAATACAGTCTTCGACTTAGCCGATATTAAAGCTATCGAAGACTGCCTTAGTGATTACCCAGTTATTAAGAAGAGATTTAATGGTCAATACCGACAATTCTGTGAACCCGAATCAGATAAAGAATATTTCATTGGTGCAGACGTTTCAACTGGTAGAGCTTCTGACTACTCTTCATTTACTTGTATGGATAAGCTAGGAGAAGAACAAGTAGTATATAAGGGAAGAATGGCAGTGGGAGCTTATGCTAAGTTACTTGGTGATACTGGGAAGTTGTTTAACTGGGCAGTAATAGCTCCAGAATCCAATGACGTTGGTTTATCAGTAACTTCTAAGCTTCAAGATGAAGGATACCCTAACCTTTACTACTACCAGAAGATGCTAAAGAAAAAAGGTAAAAGTAGACCTGAAATGGATAAATCCCCTGGTTGGTTAACCACCCAAAAGAATCGTTCAGTGATAATAGAGAACTTGGAAGAAGATATTCGATTAGATCACGTAATCATTAAGGACCCATTCTTTGTACAAGAAGCTTATACTTTCATCTATGATGGTTTAGGTAGACCTGTTGCAATGGGTAAACATAGGGCTAACAATTCAGCTGTAGATGTAGACCTTGAAGGAGACGTATATGCCGATGATGATATCTTTGGAAAAGCAATATGTAATCACATAAGGAAAGGAAAAACTAACGTAATCGTACAACCAAGATGAAAAAGTACTTCAATTTTAGTTGGGGTTGGGGACGTAAGAAGGACCCTCCCAAGAATGGTACATCCTCTAATAAAGAGGAGAAGCCTGCCACATCGATTTCGCCTGGTAGGGTTTCAGTTGACGATGATAGCGATAACTTAATTACATCATTACAAGGGTTGACTAAATTAGTTGAACCCTCTTTTCGTGTTGATGTGATACCTTTAATTCGGGATTTATATAAAGTAAATCCTGATATGGGCATTGCATTGCAAGATATGTTTAAGTTAGCTAACACCAGTCATACAGTAACTTTCCCTAATAATACCGATGAAGAGGCTTCAAAGATGAGAGAACATCTTAAGAAAGCCACCAAGGGATGGACCAGATATACTGCTGGTATAGATGGTTTAGTTAACAAAATGATTGTTCAACTTCTTGTAAGTGGGGCAATATCTGTAGAAGGCGTACCAAATGACAAGCTTGATGGTTTGGCTACTGTATTATTCCTTAAGCCAGAGCATATCAAGTTTAAACGTGAATTAAATGGGGTGTATGCTCCTTACCAAAAGAATATAAATTTCTTTGTTAAGCAACAAGATTACATTAAGCTTAACCCAGAAACCTACTTCTATGTTGGTATGTTCAATGATACCGATGAACCTTATGGAGTTCCTCCATTTATGCCTGCATTGGATTCTCTCAAAGGACAAAATGATATGAAGATTAACTTCAAACATATCATGGAGATTTGTGGTATGGTTGGTTTCTTAGAAGCTAAAATGCAGAAATCTCCACAAAGACCCAACGAGAGTATCAAAGCTTATGAATCTCGATTATACCATGAACTCAATATCCTTAAACGTAATGTTAAAGAGGGTATGAAGGATGGAGTAGTTGCTGGTTACATAGATGACCATGAATTCAAACTCAATTCTACTACTAAGGAACTCGGTAATATCGAGAAGCCTTGGAATATGAACCAACAATCTGTAGCAAATGGGTTGGGAGTTAATGGCTCTATCATTGGGGTATCATCTACTACTGGTGAAGGTGCAACTGGTATAATGCTGTCTAAGATGATTAGCCAGTTAAAAAATATCCAAATGCTTGTAGCTTATGTATTGGACCGACTTTATTCTCTAGAACTGCGTCTGGCAGGCTTTAATAATAAGGGAATGAAGATTGATTGGGGAACTTCTACAGTTTCTGATGAAGTTAAAATCCAACAAGGTCTTCAGTATAAGATACAGAACCTTGACTTATTGTATAAGGCTGGTATCATTAGTCAAGAGCAATATGCTTGGGCAATGGGTTATGATTCTCCTGATGAGAAAGAACCAAGAGTTTCACTTGAGGACCAATTTGCTAAGGGGGGTAATACAGACCCACAAGAAGGAACTAAGAAGAAACAAAGGCAAGATGATAAAAACCAATCTGCTCGTAGGTCAAGAGATAAGAATAACCCGGCTCCTTCTCGAGGAGACCAAAATACTAAAGCAAGATGAGTAAATTCACAAAGAAAAACAAAGAGCATCTTGATTCTATGGTGATAGGTCAAGGCCATACCATTATGGCTGGGTATATCCCAGAAGCAGTGGGAGCCCAGACTTTCTCAGAGAATTATTACAAATGGAAAAATCCTACACCGGATTCCATTGCTCAATTTGGGTTTTGGGGAGGGGATATAGATTATAATACTTACTATCCCAACCTAGACAAATCGGAACTAACTCCTAAGGACGAAGAGTTTATCGAACCTATGTTCCGATTACTTTCAGAAACGATTGTATCTAAGAATTGGAACCCGACAGACTTTGGACAGAACGGAGTACTAAAGGCTTCTATGAAGATGTTGCTTGGTCAAACAGTAAACTGTGACCATGAAACCAACATTGGTAATGCTATTGGTGCTGTATCACAAGTAATGTGGCAGGAATCCTATAAAGACGGTAGCTTTACTATACCCGCTGGTATCAACGGTATTCTGAAAATCGATGGTAAGGCAAACCCAAGAATTGCTAGAGGCATCCTTATGGAGCCACCTTCAATTCATAGTAATTCAGTTACTGTACAATTTAAGTGGGATAAATCCCATCCCCAAATGGAAGATAACGAATTTTATCAGAAACTGGGTACTTATGACTCTAAGGGAGTTATGGTACGTAGAATGGTTACTGAAATTGTTCGTTACCTTGAGACCTCACTAGTTTCACATGGTGCTGATTCATTTGCCCAGAAAATTGGCTCGGATGGTAAAATCATTAACCCAACCTTTGCCAAAAGAACTTGGGCATCCTATGAAGAGTATAGAGATGATAAATCGAAGCAATACTTCTTTACTGATTATAAATCAGATTTAACATCATATCAAGAAAAGAACGATACTCAGGGTTCTTTTAATGATAATGATGCCAATGATAATCATTCAAATAAAGATAACATGAACGAATTACAAAAATTTCTTGAAAGCCTTTTCGGGGATAATATGCTTACCCTGGAAGAAGGTAAAGAGATGAATCAGGAAAATGTAATTGCCTGCATTCAGACTTTGGTATCATCCAGAAACGAATTGCAAACTTCGGTAGATAATCTTACTACAGAGAAAACTTCTCTTACGGAACAGATTACCAACTTGAATGCCGAAGTAGCTAACTTGAAGGAAATGGCAACCGTAGGAAAGAATCACATTGCTTCTCTACGTGAAAATGCCGTAGAAACCTACAAGAAGTTGATGGGTGATAAGGTAGATGAGACAATCGTTACGATGCTCAATGCCGAGACTACTGGTATTACTACTCTTATTTCCTTGACCAAGGATTACCAAGCTCGCTTGGAAGAGAAGTTCCCTCTCACTTGCTCAAAATGTGGTTCTAAGGACGTCAACCGTGCTTCCTCAATTGCTGAGGATGATACCGAGGGTAAAACTGGAACCCAGGGTACTGATACCCAACGGAATTCAGAATCTCCGAGTACTAAGAATGTAATCGATAACTTGTATCGAAACAAAATCAAATAACTAATATAAATAATCCGCGTTATGGAAAAAACTAAAATCGTAAACGACCCTCAGCAACTTACTCTCTTTGGGGAAAGAACCCCGAGAGCGGTGATTTACAAAAGTGAGTCACACAAATTGCACCAGGCTTTCAATGTTAAAGCTGGAGAGAAAATCGTACAGGGTATGCCAGTGGCTTTGAATGAAGAAGGTTTGATTTACCCTTGCACTGATACAGCTACTCAAGTTTATTTGGGTGTAGCAGTAACGGATAACGTTAACCCTGCTTATCAACCTCAAAGAAATTTCCCGGTAGAGGTAACAGTAGCTATGGAAGGTTACATGATTTGTAACTGGGTATCAAACGAAAATATCGAAGCTGGCTATGTAACTCCCGATGGAGAATTGCTTAACGATAGATTCGTAAAAGCTAACCAAGCAACTTCAACCCAGTTCATTGCCCTTAATCCAGCAGAAGAGGCAAATGAGGTAATTCAAGTACTCATCAAATAAGAGAAAAGAAGTTATGGAAAATAAAATAGATATTACAAAGTTGAAGGCTCAGGATTTTATGAATGAGCTGCCGGAAATGGTAAGAAGCTTGGAAGCTGTTCGTTCCGGTTCACAGGACAAGAAGCCTGTAGAGGTAACTTTTGGAGAATTGGTTACCGGTAAATGGGGTATTTCAGAAGATGAACTGTTCGAAAAGATGGGCATCAATCCTAAGGTTGATACTATGCAGAATATCTTCACAATGCCTCAGCAAGATGTTCGCTGGATTGTTCCGGAAATCATTCGTGCTGCCATCACATTGGGTATGCGCCAGGCTCCGTTCTATCCGAACATCATCGCATCTGACCAATCTATCAACGGCTTGCAAGCAATCATGCCGATGGTTAACATGTCTGATGCTGCACCTGCAAAGGTTAACGAAGCAGAAACTATCCCATTGGGTGATGTTAGCTTCGGACAAAAATCGGTTAGCCTCTTCAAAATTGGGAAGGGTTTCAAACTTACTGATGAAGTTCGTAACTACGTTTCACTCGATGTCTTGGGAATCTACCTTCGTGACTTTGGTGTTCAGTTGGGTTATGCTTTGGATACTTTGGCTATGGACGTGGCTATCAATGGTAACAACCCTGATGGCTCTGAGTCAGCCCCAGTAATTGGTGTATACGAAACAACCAATGGTATCACTTACAAAGACCTTCTGCATATTTGGGTACGTGCTGCTCGTATGGGACGTAACTTCCAAACTATGATTGGTGGTGAAGACCAAGCAATCGAAATGCTGAACTTACCGGAATTTAAAGACCGTCACTCTGGTACTACCGAAGCTACACTGAATGTGAAGTCTCCGGTTCCCAAGAATGCTGACTTCTATATCCATCCGGGAACACCTGACCAACAGCTGTTGTTGATTGATACCTCTGCTGCCTTGATTAAGCTTACTGCTCGTCAGTTGATGCTTGAATCGGAAAGAATCGTTTCTAACCAGACTCAGGCAATCTATGCAAGCTTGACTACTGGCTTCTCTAAGATGTACCAGGATGCAACTATATTGCTGGCTGCTGACAAGAAGTTCTCAGAATTCGGATTCCCCGAGTTCATGAACGTAGACCCATATTTGATGGTTAACCTCGAATAATAAGGGCAGTCCGGTTTCATCTATATAAATTCCCTGAGAGGGTGGGTAATTAAAAAGACTCATCCTCTCTTTATCACTTTTTAAATCTTAGGAAATATGGCTAAAGAAAAATATACAGTAACTGTGGGACCAAGAGCTTACAGTTTTCATGACCAATCAACTGGTATTACCGTTTGTAGAGGAGAAGATAAGGAACTCTCTCGTCGTCAATTCCGTGCACCAAAAATTCAGAAGGCAATTGCTTCTGGCCATCTGATTATCATTGCTGATAAATCAGAAATCGAAAAGTATTCAGAGGCCGACATCGAAAAGTTGGATAAGAGACTGAATTCTCAGTTCAAGAAAGGTATGACTTTGGAGAAACTTTCAAAGGCTTATTCTTTCGAAGAACTGAAGCTGGTAGCGGGTTTACACGAAATAGTGGCAGACAAAGACGACACAGTAGAAACACTTCTTCAGGCTTTGCTGGAAGAATTTGAATCCTCTTCTAAAGGGTAGTCTATGAAAATTACATAAGACAGACTAATATGAAAGACAATCTGGACTTTTTGTACGTTACGTCAGGTCTGGAAGTTTCATTCAGAGTCATATCCAAAGTCCCGGCCAAATCTATTTTTGACTGGGACTTTGGCGATGATAAGGGAGAGGTTTTCAATGGTGGAAGACATGTTTCCTATTCTTATGAAACTCCCGGTTTCTATACCGTAACCTTACATGCAACTAACTCTAGCGGTTTAGATATCACCGTAGATAAGACTCTGGTAGTTTGTGATTATGGGCATACGGCATTAGCCGATACAATATATAACTTAATCGACCATTATATCCCTTCAGAAATATCTGATGGGATGACCAGGGAAGAGAAATCTATTTACATCACTAAGTGGCAATATTACATTGGACCTCTAGTAAACCATACCATTGCACCCGATAAGTATACGGATGAATTATGGTATGAAGCACTAGAAAACCAATTAATAATGGAATTGGCAGCATGGGATTTTCTCAATGTGAAGATACTTAATCTATTAACGAGTACTTCCGAATACTTAAGTCAATTAACCTCTACCAAAGAACAAACTGGTGATGGTACTTCTAAACCTGAACTTGCTCGTGGTGATAGGATAAAACAAATCACTACTGGGCCCACTGAAGTGCAATATTATGATACCTTGGCAGATGCTACAAGTTCCCTATGGAAAACACTTTCTCAAGCAATGCAACCGGGTGGATTAATAGATGAATTAAGAAAGAACCTTTGTATGTTAGCTTCACGGTTGGAAATCTACTTACCGTTCTGTGATGAAGTATTCAGAACCGTAGTTCCCAAAGTAGTTAACAGAAGGCAACCTGGAGTATTAGATGGACCAAATCCAAGTATTCCAGTAAAAGGTGGTAAGAAATCAATCTTAACTAAGTTATGACAAAAGAACCCTGGAGAATGGTAAAGAACCGCTCTTGGGATAGATACAAGAAAATTATCACTGACTTCTTAGATTGGGATGCTGGTAGGCAATCCATAACCTGGGCCAAACATGTTAATCAGCTTCTCAGTCATGCCGAAGACAGTATACCTAAATATTATAACATCCAAATCGAGGCATTATGTTACTACAATGCTTTCAGAAACTGGCCTATCAATAAGGCAACTATTTCAGGAGAATTGGATGATGAAAACTTATCAATACTAATTTCTAAATCTTATATAGAACAAATCGGTTATCTTACACCGGAAGGTTATTGGGATTTTAATTGGGAACAAGATAGGTTTGTAATTAATGGTATAACGTATAAGCCTTCTGGAGATACTCAGACTGCTCAGGCAAAGGATGAGGCTTTAGTTTTCATGGTTATCCTAAAGAGAGACCGAGATACCAAAATTGAATTTGTAGAATAAAACATTAAGTGTATGGCAAAGATGTTAGTACTGAGGTGGACCCCAATTACTACTTCCAGTGGAATCTGGTTTGATAGTAATCTGGTTATCCTTAATGGTACATCTGGAGTTCATATTGAAATGAAAGGTAATGGCAATGATGTAACGGCATTTCAATCAATGACCGGAAACAAATTTGTCACCTGCTTTCAAGATTACTTCGGTGATATCTGGGATAAAATAATACCTCATCCTGGTATAGGCCAGGTAATGAAATTCCGTGTAAATAAGCTTCCTGATTATGCTTGTATTCGGGGGGATATAGAAGACGGTGGAGATGTAGATCCAGAAAATCCGAATATACCAATGAATGCCTTCTGTGGTTCAGAGGGAGAACCATTCAGGGATATAGATTCGGAATTCTTACTGGGTCGTCAACGTTCAGTAATTAATCCTTAAATTTTATAAATATGTATGTAAGTAAATATTACACCTGCGAAGAGATTGACCAGCGGTTGTTACAGGGTTACTATGATGACTTTGTTCGTGCTGGCTTTGGGGGAACTATAAATGAGTTCTGGGCCTTCGTACTTTCTATCAAGAATAAGGTAGATAAGAAAGAAGGATACGACTTATCGAAAAATGATTTTACCGATGAGTTGAAGGCTAAACTTGATGGCATCGAAGAACATGCAAATTATATCACTAAAGTTTCTCAGCTTGAGAATGATTTGAAATATCAAACTGAGGAAGAAGTTAAACAGATGATTAGTGATTTGGTTGATGGTGCTGATGATGCCCTTGATACTCTTAAAGAGTTGGCAGAAGCATTGGGCAATGACCCCAACTTTGCAACTACTATCACTAATAAATTAACCGACCTTCGTACTGCTTTAACCGAAGAGGTTAATCGTGCTAAGGAAGCCGAAGCTGCTCTGGGTGCTGCAGTAGCTGCAGTTCAGGATAACCTAGAATATGGGTTAGACCAAATCAATAAGAAGATTGATACCGTTAAGGCAGACTTAAAAGCTGAAATCGACCGAGTTGAGAAGAAGGTAGATAAGAATGCTGAAGATATCAAAGACCTTGAAGATAAGGTAAATCAAGGTAATGGTGAACTTGAGAAGGAACTCAAGGATCTTATCCAAAAGGAAAAAGATGAACGTATTGCTGCCGATAATGAGATTAAGGAAAGTGTAAATGACCTTAAAACTCTCCATATCAATGATAAGGCATCCCTTGAGTCAAAGATTGCAGAAGAAACTGCAAATCGTACTAACGCAGATACTGTACTGGATTCTAAGATTAACGAAGAAATCACTAATCGCCAGGCAGATACTTTAGCTCTTCAAGGTAAAATTGACCAAGAGAAGGTAGACCGTCATTCTGAGGACCAAGTTCTTCACAATGAAATCTCTAAAGAGGTAACAGATCGTACTAATGCAGACAATGCTCTTCAAGGTAAAATTGACCAAGAAGCTCAAGCACGTACTGCTGCAGACCAGGTATTACAGAACAATATAGATTCAGAGGCTACTGCTCGTGCTGCTCAGGATTTAGTTCTCGAACATAAAATTGAGGATATAAAAGAGCAGGGTGTAGAAGACAAAGAACAATTGCTTAATGCTATTGCTGCCGAGGCTGCTGCTAGAGAAAAAGGTGATAAAGACCTTGATGCTAAGAAGGTAGATAAACGTGAAGGTTATTCTTTGACTAAGAACGACTTTACCGATATACTCAAAGCTAAATTGGATGGCATAGAAGAAAAGGCAAACTATATTACCCATCTCTCTCAGCTTATCAATGATGCCGGTTTCCAAACTGAAGAAGAAGTAAATGCTGCTATCCAAAAGATTATCGGTTCAGCACCTGAAGTACTTGATACTCTTAAGGAAATTGCTGATGCCCTTGGAAATGACCCCAACTTTGCAACTACCATCACTAGGAAGTTGGCTGCAATTACAGAACAGGTTAACCAAGAAATCGAAGACCGTATTGCAGGAGACGAGGCAAACAGTGCTGAGGTAGCTGCTGAAGTTCAAGCCCGTAAGGATGCTGACACTGCTCTCGAAACTAAACTGAAAGAATACGTAGACAATAAGTCTGCTACTGGAGATGCTGCACTCGGAGTTGTAAGAGATAACCTTAATAAGGAAATCCAAGACCGTAAAGATGCCGATGCAGTAATTCAGGCTAATTTGGATAAGGAGATTGCCGAAAGAAAGACTGCTGATGAAGCATATACTCAAAGTCTGGCTAACGTTAACCAGCGTATCTCAGACTTGGCATTGAGTATGCAAGAGTCTATCAATACATTGCGTAATGAGCTTACTGAGCAGGTAAATGCAAATACTACTGCTATTGCCACTAACCAACATAGTATTGAAAGAAATTCAGAGGCAATCACAAACTTAACTAAGACTGTAGGTGATAACTACAAGGAAGTTAAGGATATGATTAACGAAGAAATCATTGATCGTACTAATGCTGATAGTGCCTTGAGTTCTCGTATCGATACTCTCAATATCGACCTTAATACTGAGAGTGTAGAAAGAAAGGCTGCCGACCAAGTTCTCCAGGTTAACTTAGATAAAGAAGTAGCAGACCGTACTGCAGCTGATAAAGCTTTGAGTACTGAGTTTACTGCTAAGTTGGATAATACCAAACAAGCTTTGGAATCCGAAGTAGGTAATATTAACACTAAGCTTGAACAAGAAAAGGAAAATCGTATTGCTGGTGATAATGCTTTGGGAGTTCGTATTGATTCTCTAGAGGCAGGTAATACCGATGCTATGAATGAACTAAAAGCAAAGGTAAATGCCAACACTACTGCTATTAATGCAGAGAAAGACCGAGCAATTGCCAAAGAGACTTCACTTGAGGCAAAGATTGATACCAACCTTCAGAACCATAAAGATGATATGGCGGGTATCAACCAAAATATACTTACCGAAAAGAATGACCGCTTAGCTGGTGATACTGAGTTGCAGAATAATATCGATAAGGAAGCTACAGAACGTGCTAACCAAGATACCCTTATTAATAATGCTATTGCTCAGGAAAAAGCAGATCGAATTGCTGCTGACCAGGCAATGGATGGAAAGAAGGTAGATAAGGTAGATGGTAAAGTACTTTCTTCTAATGACTTCACGGATTTGCTATATGCTAAACTTGATGGCATTGAAGAACATGCAAACTACATCACTAAGGTATCAGAGTTATTAAACGATTCTGACTTTCAGAATGCAGAACAAGTAGAGGCTGCAATCCAAAATATTATTGGTTCAGCCCCTGAAGTATTGGACACTTTGGCAGAGATTGCTAAGGCTCTCGGTGATGATCCCAACTTTGCAGCAACTATGACTGCTAAGCTTACAGAGTTGGAGAATAAGCTTGAAGCCGAAAAGAACTTACGAGAACAGGGAGATAATACTTTACAACAATCATTCACTAACCTGAGTAATACTCTTACTACTACGGTAAATGAGCTGAGAACTTTTGTAAGTGAAACTCGTACAGAGTTGTTAACTTCCCTGAATGCTACTAATGCTCTGGTAACTCAGAATACTGCTAATATCCAACGTAACCTGGAATTAATCCAGGGTATTCAGGATAACGTTAATGGTAATTACACTGCCATCAAGGATTTGTTGGAAAGTGAAATTGCTGCTCGTAAATCTGAAGATATCCGATTGGAGGCAAAAATCGACCAGAATACTTCTGACCTTAACACAGAAAGAGAAGAAAGAATTGCTGCCGATAAAGTTCTCCAGGATAATATCGATGCAGAGGAAGCTGCTCGTATTGCAGAAGATAAGAAAATCAATGCTCGTATCGATAAAGAAATCCAAGACAGAACCGATGCTGATACTGCATTGGATAATAAATTCACTGCAATTACCAATGACCATGAGGAAAGATTGGTAGCTGAGGAAGGTACTTCTGATGCTTTGCCTGGTACCATGGTTACAGATGTAAGTGCTGTAACTCGTAACGCTACTCAACTTACATTCAAGGTAAAAACTTCTACTAAAGACCAAGAGAATAATCAGTATGGTGATGAGGTAGAGGCAACTAAGAACCTTTTGCCAGTTACTCAAACTCTTGCCGGAGTTATGTCTGCTGCAGACAAGGTTAAACTTGATGGCTTAGACCCCAATGCTATTACCGAAATCTCAGCAACTTCTGATGTTGATAAGGTTACAGTTACAGTAACTAAGGATAATGGCTTGAATGATGACACTACAGATACTTTCGATTTACCGGTAGTATCGGCAGATAAGGCTGGTACTATGACTGCGAAAGATAAAGTAGAATTGGACAGAATCAATACCGCTAACTTTGCTCTTGGTGCAGTAACTCCCAATGAAACTACTGTTGGCATAGCTGCTACTAAGACCGTAGTTGAAGATGGTACAGTAGAACAGAATCCTATTACATTGCCTGCCTCTACTACAGAGAAAGCTGGTGTACAAACTGCAGCAGATAAGAAGCTGTTTGATTCTCTTCCTGAGAAGTTTATAAGTTATCATAGGAATTCAGTTCCTTATCCAGACCATGTAGACTTAGTATCTCAACCCTCAACTTTTAATAGAGATACTGGAGTATATGAATTAAAGGGCACTAGTAATATCAGTATATCAAAGGCAACTAAAGAAAATGCCGGAGTTATGACTGCCGTAGATAAGACAAACCTGGATGAGACCTTACCCAATGCTATTGCTCAAGAGGTTCAGGACCGTAAAGATGCTATCGAAGCTTTGGACGGTAAATCAGAAGCCGCTCTTGCTCAAGAAGTAGCTGATAGAACTGCGGCAGATACTGCTTTAGATACCAAGTTTACTAAAGCTGTAAACGATGAAGCAACTGCTCGTACTTCTGCTGATACTGCATTGGGTGTAAGGATTGATAAAGAGATTGCTGATAGAACTGCGGCAGACACTACCCTTGATACTAAACTGCAGAATAACATTAACACTCTAGAAGCTAAGCATGATGCCTTTGTAGCAACTAAGGGTAAGGCTGATGGCTTTGCTCCATTGGATGGGAATGGGTTAGTACCTGCTAACCATTTGCCTTCATATGTAGATGATGTACTTGAAGTATATGCTACCTATGATGTAAGCCCCACTGGAGGTCTTACTAATGTTCAATTGTATTCGGATGCTGCTCATCAGAATGCCATCACTGGAGAGGCAGGTAAGATTTATATTAATATTACCAATGGTGAACCTCCTTACCAATTCCGTTGGACAGGTACTAAATTCGTAGATAGTAACACTTCTTCCCTTATTATTGGAGAAATTGCAGGTACTGCTTTCGAGGGTAGTAGAGGTAAACATCTTGAGGATGTGGTATCTAGTATGCCTAGAAATTTAATCAGTAATATTTCAATAGCTAACAGAAACAAGAGGAATATAATTATTCAGTGTAATTATTCTTCTTTAGATGACCAGGGTCATTACATAGATCAGCCTGAGGGGATGCTTATTCCACTAACCAATGCCACTACTCAAGAAGCCGGTTTGATGGAGGCAGAAAGTGTAATAAAACTTAATCAAACCCTACCGAAAGCCATAGAGGATGAACAAGAGGCTCGTATTGCAAAAGATAATGAGCATGATAAACTAATCAATAGTTTACCTCAGGAGATAATGACGGTAATAAACGGTGTTACCCAAAATACGAATAATCTCAGATTAAAGTATTTTAGATGGGTAAAGAATACCGAAGAGGGCTCATATAGTAGGGGTACAGATGTGAATGTCACCATACCAGCAGCAACTAAGACTACTGCAGGTGTAATGACTGCAGCTGATAAGACTAACTTGGATAATACGGTACAGGGGTTGGCAAATGAGATTACCAATAGAACTAATGCTATCAATGCTCTTCGTACAGAATTGAAAACTTACGTTGATGGTTTGATTGCCGATACGGGTTCAGATGTAACTGCCTTAGAAACTAAGGTAAATAATCACATTGCCAATAAATCTAATCCTCATGCAGTTACTAAAACTCAGGTTGGATTGGGTAATGTTAATAATACTTCTGATGCTGATAAGCCAGTATCTACTGCTCAAGCTACTGCTATTGCTGATGCTAAGGCTGCAGGTACTGCTGCTCAGACTTCTATCAATAGCCATGCTGGTAGAAGAGATAATCCTCACGTAGTAACTAGAGCTCAATTGAGTTTGGCAACTACCGACCAGGTAGTATTTGCTAAGACTACGGCTCCTTCGGGTTTCTTCAAAGAGTCTTCAGATGTTCGACTCAAATCTAATATTAAGGATTTGAATCATACTCTGGAACAGATTTGCCAGATACCAACTAAGTCATTCGAAATGCTTGGTAAAGAGGACGAGGGAACTATTGCTCAGAATCTTGAGGGATTGGGATTTGGTAAATATGTAGAGGAAGTTCCAGTAGAGAAATCTACAGTACCTAATCCAGAGGAATTCGAAACTTTGGAAATCAATGGAGAAGAATATGTACTCGTAAAACAAGTTAAATATCACAAGATGTCAACTTTGGCAATTGAAGGTGTTAAACTTCTCTACGATGAGATTAAGGCTTTGAAGGCTGAGATTCAAGAACTTAAAAATAAATAATCATGGGAGAGATAGCAACCTGGAGTGCTGTCAAAACTAAAGTAGGCCTTGGTAGGGCAGGAAATGACTGCCCTACCAAGGCTGAATTGTTAGCACTCTCCTCGACAGGAACAGGGGAAAATTATGTGGGGTTGGAACTATCCAATGCCAGTTCCTATGGAAATAATGAATGTGTCAAACTCGAAGATATTCATAAGGTAACCTATAAGTATACATTTACTTCTAGATACAGTAGTATAAGCTTTGATGCTTTGGGTAACCCCAGCTCTTCTAATCAGGGTTTTGGTTTTATTTCTACGAAACAGAAATATTGGGATGGAGTAGCTAATGGAGCTGAAGTTACTGTAAATTATATTATTAGTAATACACCTACATGGGTAACTAATCCCGGTAATCAAGTACCTCCTTGGACTGCTTCAGAGAATCTGGGATTAACCTCTCGGTCAGATTCCAATACTCTTGTTACACAGAACGAATCTGGTAAAACTTTTAAAGTAACCTTTACTCAAGCTGCTGCATCTCAATCTTGGAGTTATGGATTTAGTGTAAACCCCACTTCTATTTCTTTTGGGGCAACTGGAGGTACTAAAACTTTCACGGTAACTTCATACAAGCAAGAATTAAGAAATGGCCATAATTATGGTAACCAAATTTCTTTAACTTATACTAGAGCTAATGGAGGAAGTATATCCGGTACCGGTACTTCAGTAACTATGGGTAATAATACTTCTACCAGTACTCGTAGTGGTACCGTAACTTTAACCCAAGCAGAAACCAATAAGAAAGTAACCATATCTTGTTCTCAATCTGCAGGTTATAAGACTTATAGTGAAATTACTGCAAGTGGTGGAGCAGTATCAGATATCCCAGCATCAGGAGGAACAAGGAGTTCATTTACAACAGCTCCAAGTTATTCACAGACTTGGGGATGGAATGGTTCTACTACGGGAGGAGGTACAGTTACAACTGGTGCTAGTATTTCTTATGGTACTGCCGTTAGTGCAGGTTCTTTGGGAACTACTGCAAAGGCTAGAACAAGGGTAGGCTCCCTTACTTGTACTGTATCTCTGAATGGTAAATCGAAATCTATAACTCTCGATGTATACCAGGCAGCGAATTCAATTACCAGTACTACTGATGGTACACCAGTAATAAGCTTATCTGCAAGTTCATACTCTATCTCTAATTCAGGAGGTAGTGTTAATATTTATGCCAGTGTAAGTATACCTACTACCAACCATTGGAGTTCAGGGTCAACAAGTGCAGGTTCTTCGAAGAGTGCTACACCTACGGTTAGTGCAAGTGGTACTGGTTTTAGTTTGAATGCTGCTAAGACGGTACTTACTGCTACGGAGAACTCGGGTACTTCAAGTAGAAGCTGTGTAGTAACTGCATCCTATAGTGGGGCAACTACTAAGACAATCACAGTTACACAGAGTGCTGCTTCAGTATCTTATAAGTATTACTTGGCATTCACTTCCCCTACTGGTTCAAGAACTACCACTAGAACCGGATTGTCAGCTTTGGGAGGTAATAACTTTACAGTTGATGTAGCTTATTCTTTTAAGACTAAGGTAATAAATGGTTCTGAGGTAAGTACAAGATATCCCTTGGCTTTAACCGTAACTTCAAAACCAAGTTGGGTTACAAATGTAGCCATTACAACACTATCCAGTGATAATGGAACCTATAGGTTAACCTTAACCTTAACGGAGAACACCGTAGAATCAACAAGGTCAGGTACCATTAAATTAAGGCAAGCAGAAAACGATGATGAGGGTTGGGAGCTTACAGTCAACATAACTCAGAATGCTGCAACAATTACTTATGAATACGTATTTAATTTGGGGTAATAAATAAGAAGTAACATGGACGATAAGATGATTTTTCAAAAGTTGCAGAAAGGGGATATAATCTTCTCCTTAGAAAGAGACCGACGTGCTCTCTATCCTATCTTTGACCAAGCAAGGATTCTGAAGGTAGGTGAAAGTAAACCCATGGCATCCATGGTTAAGGATGGATTTGTAAATAGCCTTGAACTTGTGATACAGGATTCAGTATCTCAAATCACAATCTATTTGCCATCTCAGGCAGAGGAAGGTATTTACAATGGTATTTATTATACCACTAATCTGGACAACATTATCAGTGAAGTTTCTAATCAGAGACAGAATGCAGTGAACATTCTTAATAACCGGGAAAGGTATGAGGCAATTGTATCAGAATGCGATAAAATTTTAGGCTCTATCAATTACAAAGAACCCAGTAAACCAGCTCCTGAGTTCGAAGAATTTAAAGCCTATATGGGTAATGTGGATGTCCGATTAAATCGGTCAGAAGCACTCCTGGAAAAAATTGCCGAAGAGCTGGGATTATTTAAAGACAAGTAACATGCCAAGTAAGTCGGTTAATATTAATCTATCGACTCCAATTGGTTCACTAGAAATATACGTAGATAAACGAGAACAAGCTCGTGCAGAAAGGTTGATTGCTCAAACTCCAAGTATCTTAACAAAAGGCTATGCGAAAGGTACCGAGAAGTTTGGCAATCAACTTCTTCGTATAGTAAGGCGTAGTTTAAATACTGGTATACCTCCAAAGGGTTCTGGAGTATCTTGGCCAAAACATTCTCCAGGTACCATTAAGAAGTATGGAGAACATACAATGCTAAACCTTACTGGTCAATATGCAAAGTCCGTTACCATAGTAAAAGGTAAGAAGAGGACTTTCGTAGGATTACCAATTGGAATCAGGAAGATTACCTACACAGGTAAGACTTCAAGAAAAACTTTGAATCAGATTGCTATCATGCTCGAGTATGGTAGCAGAGATGGTAACTTACCACCTCGTCCTCTCTGGGGTCCTGCATTTAAGGCTGCCGGTGGAAAGGTAGCCTTACAAAAGGAAATACGAAATGAAATCAGAAAAGAAATAAGGAGGGTAAAATAATGGCAGCAGATTTTGAAATATCCGCATTATCCGGAACAGGTACTGCCACTATTCGTGTAAAACCGAAGGCAATAAACGAAGACCGAGATAATATCAAAGAACAGATTCTCAAGGTAGTAGTACAGGGAGTAGAAAGGGAAGTAACCTTGGTTCAGAAAGCTAACACTACTCCTGCAGAATCCTGGAATACATACTGGAGTATTTCTCCAGACGTAACTGCCCATACCTTTGATGGTACTAAAAAGGGTGAGACTTTAGAGATAGAGGTATACAGCTATCAACAAAAGTTCCTCAACAATGTACCTCAGGATGAATATAGAGCTGTAGATTGGAAAATCGAAACTACCGTAGACTGGTTAGAAGTAACCCAAGAGGTAGGCGAAGGTAATAAACCGGGAAAGGCTATTATCAAAACTCTATCAAGAAATGGGGAGTATCAGCCGGGTACCTATAACCCAATTGAGAGAACTGGAGTGGTTAAGGTAATTCAGAGTGAAAAATTTGAGAAAGCTATCAATATAACCCAATCCCCAAGTGTTCGAGTAGTTACCTATGAAATTAGGCCAGTAGCAGGATTAGGTCACTCTGCAGCAAATAATCCCGCTGTGAAGACTGCTACCTTTAGGGGTTACATAGTGTACACCATAAATGGAGAAGAGGTAGCTACGTTTATTAGACCCTTCAGAGTACCTAAGATTGGGGAAACAGTTAATGGTACTATCCCAAACCCAAGTGGAGACCCTATTCCTTGGAAACTATGGTTTACGAATTACCCCTCAGCAGCAACGACCAGTGTTGATGAATTAACCTGTACTATCCATTATGACTGTAGGTTTTTTGGAATTTTATATACCTTAGTAGTAGAGGCTCAAATACAAGTAGGAGATGGTACAGTAAATTGGGTAAACGCTGATGAAGGACTTAGAGTTATTCCTGACCAAGCTTAATTATGGTAAATTCAGAAGAAGTAGTTGAGAGAACATTCTATATATGTCTCCTCAGCACCATGTTAGAAATGGGCCTTACCTTAAATCCAGAAGACTTCTTACCCTTGTCTCAAGAAAACGAAAAACGTTTTGCAGAAGCTATTAAGGGTATGCCTAAGTTTATACCCTTGTTTGGTATAGGAAACAATCAGGTAAAAGGACCCAAGACTCTTCCCAGAATAACAATCGAACTGCAAGGTTATTATGCTGGTGATATTGGAGTGAACAAATATATCATTGGTGATAAGTTAGAAGACGGTAATTACCAAGCTTCAGAGTTTCCCTATGAGACTAAAGATATCACAGTTGATATACACCTCGTTTCTCAAACACAAGCCGATATGAGATTATTGCATACAATCTTATATACTGGCTTACCTGCTAGAGGATATGTAAGACCATACTTTAATGACTTAGAGGAATGGAGCAAGGGCAGGCTTGACCCAACCGGAAACCTATTCATTGAAATTGGTAATTATTATGACCATCCAGATGTAGAACATGGTATACTTGAGAAGGTATATACTTACGTATGTAAAGATGGTATTCTCCCAGAAAAGCTTTTGGAAGAAGGTACACTTACACCTATTAAAGATATTACTGCTCTCATTGGATTGTTCGAACAAAACGAAAATGAAATGCTAGAGTTGAAGATACCTAAGGAATAGGTACAATACTCTAGGGTATAAATTAAACGAGTAATTAACTTTAATCACAATAGAATTATGCCAACTTCACCTCATGTAGATTTTAAGTTTAAGAACAACAATGTTCTTCAAACTACTCCTATGTTAGGAGTTTCTTGTGTATTGGCTAGAACTACTAAGGGCCCATACGATGACCCATCAGAAATCATCTCTACTTTTTCTCAGTTCCAAAGGATTTATGGTTCTGAGATAGTACCAGATGGTTCTGTATCAAATATCGAAAAAGCCTTGACAGGTGGTTCTAAGCTTCGTGTTATTCGAGTACTTGGTAAGGGAGCTACCCAGGGTACAGTAGCTGCAACTGCAGCAAGTAAATCAAAGGCTGCTGCTAAATCCGAAGAGGAAGGCATAGTACCGGCTTCTGCTACCCCAGACCCAGCTACACCTGCAGCACTCATTACCATTACCTCAAGTGGGACTACCTATAGCTTAGGCTTGGTAACTAAAGGTTATGGGGACCCAATCGGTAGTACAGATAATTTCCAGGTAGGTTTCTACAAACAAGCTAACACCTTGTATTACAAAATCTATTCTGGCAATGGTCAAGTACTTGAACAAGGTCCGGTAATCACTTACAAAACTGCCGATGAAAATAATGATACTTCGGTAGATTACCTTGCTCTTAGTGCATTTGCTAAGAACTCAGAATATATTAAGCCGGTAGTAGTTGCTGGTTCTTCTTTCGAGAATCTTATCAAATGGCTTACTGATAGTGTAGATGGTACAAAGAATGCTGTTACATTAACAGTTGGTGGTGCTGCTCCTACAGAAGATGAAAAGAAGTTTACCGGTACTATCGGTTCTGCAGGTTCTACTCCTACTGCCGATGAATGGATTGCTTCTTTGGACTTCGTAAAAGATTACACCGACTTCTATCAGTTATTCATTTCTCATATCTCTCAACACCTTACTACTGATGCAGATGTACTCAAGGTATACAAGGCTGCTGCGGATATGGCAAAGGAATTGATGGAATGGGTACTCTATATCGAAGTTCCGAAACACCTTACTCATTATACTCAGGGTACTCAGGCCAGAGATTACAAAGCTCAGGTAACTTGGGTACAGACTTGCTTGGGTACTGTGGGTAACTCTAAGTATATTGCCTATTTCGGTGGTGGACTTAAGTACTACAATGAAAACGGTAATCTTCAAGATTCCGATGTAGTGGGTACCATTGCAGGTTTGGGTGATGCTTCTGCTACTCAATATGGACCTTGGAAATCTTTTGCAGGTATGAACCGAGGGGTTATTGGGGATGCCGTTGGACCAGTATGCCCGAACTATGGTTCTCCTTCTCGATATAACGAACTGAACACTCTTGCTCAGAATTATATCAATGAGATGGTAATCAAAGATACTCCAGATGCAGGTAAGCAAACCATGCTATGGCATTGCTTCTCTTCTCAAGTGAAACAGGATTCTGAAAGATTCCTTTCAATCGTAAGACTGAACCTTTACCTGAAGAAGTTCCTTCGCCCGGTACTCAACAAATATATCGAAGAACCAAACGTTTGGAGTACTTGGAAGAGAATCTGGTTGGAGGTTAAACCTACACTGGATTCATTGGTAGATGAAGATGCTATGACCGAGTATACCTGGATGGGTGACCAAGATGCAACTTCTTGGGATGACCTTTCAATTAATACCGAGGCAGATGCCCGTCAAGGTAAGTACCGTGCTATCCTTAAGTATAAGGATGTAGTTCCTATGCAAGAAGTAACTATGGAGATTGTAATTGATGCGGCATCCAAATCTGTATCAATCGTAGAAACAAGTAATAACCTATAAACATATAACGATGGGAGCAAAAGTAAAAAATCCACGGAAGAAATTCTTGTGGAGTATCATGTTCCCCAAACACCCTATCAATACTTATCTATTCCAAAGTTGTACTTTGCCTGATATTGAGATTGACCAGGTTGCTCATGGGGACGTCAATAGAGACGTTAAAACTGCAGGTAGGGTTACTATAGGTAATCTTATCGTAGAGAAACTTATGACTACTGCAGGTTCCGATACATGGCTTCATGATTGGCTATACTCTTGCCAGGACCACATAGTTGGTGGTGGTTTAGTACCAAGCCAATACTGGGAAACGGCAATTGTAAACGAACTTGCCGAAGATGGAGTCTCAGTTCTTAATACCCATGTCTTCGAAGAGGTATGGCCATGTAAGATTACCGGCTTAGACTTGGACAGAATGGCTTCAGAGAATACCATTGAGTCCATAGAGTTCTCAGTTGGTACTGCAGATAAATACTAATTCCTTAGTCTATTTTCACTAAGATTCGGTGGAGGGGTGGGATTCCTGTGATAGGAGCTCACCCCTTTCTTGTTGTTATAAGGAGTACTATGAACATATGTAAACATTAAAAATAACAGTTATGGAATTTAGAACATTTAGATTTACCGGACCCTCTGGTTACGAATATGAAATCAGAGAACAGAATGGTGCTGATGAGGATATCCTCAGTAACCTTTCAGACATGAAGACTTTGATGAACCTTACCAAGTTCATTGCAGCAATTGTAATTAGAACTACGGCTACACCCAATGGGAAATTAACCATAGATGATGCCCTTAACTTACCGGTTAATGACCGCTATGCTATTATCTTTAATTCTCGTATCTTCTCTTTGGGGGATGAGGTAGAATTTGAATATGATTGGGGCAAAGAGAATGGAGGTAAAGTTACTTATGGCCAAGACCTTCATGAGTTCCTTTTTGATTACGGTACTGCTCCAACTGAGGATGATTTGAATCAAAAGCCCGATGCTATCCCTTACTATCCAGAAGGGGTTAGATTGATAAACCATGAATATGTTCTCTCCTCTGGCAAGAAGATTAAATTCGATTGTATGACGGGTAAGGGGGAACAAGATTTCATGAAGTTGCCATTGGATAAGCAAACTAAGAATGCTCCTCTTCTTTGTCGGAACCTTTACTTAGAGGTTGATGGTAGTTGGGAAAAGGTAGAAAACTTTACCCCATTTACTGCAAAGGATATGGCTGAGATGAGAAAGTATATCTTATCTATGGACCCCATTTTCAAAGGTGAGTCTCACATCACTAATCCAACCACTGGAGAGGAAAGAACTTATCCTATAGTTTGGGCACCGAATTTTTTCTACCTGACGGAAGAGTAATGTTAGAGAGTGATTTTGTTTATATCACCAGAGCCGAGATAGCCTTAGACTATTTCGGCTTTTTACGTCTTCCGTATCGAATAAGGAAAATATTCAAGGAAATGGCCGAGCAATATTATAAACAATTAAAGAAAAGAAAATAAATTATGAATACCAGTAGGAGTATAGTAGAGGTCGGTGTTGCCATGGTTTTAAAAGACCGATTCTCTCAAGAAGCTGGCAAGATATCTGGGTCATTCAGAACAATGATGAATGATATGAATACCTGGAATAGAGGTATACAGATGTCAGCTTCTAATACAATGGACTTCGGAATGCAGCTCGTAGGGGGAATGGCAAGGGCCTATAAATACTCTGCGGGTGTTCAGAATGAAGTTTGGACTGCTTCGAAAATTGCTGGTGCTACCATTGCAGAACAAAGGGAGATGTTACAATTGGCAAAGGATGTCAATGAGATAACTCCTCTTACGGCTTCGGATGTTGCATCAGGACAAAGATACCTGGCTATGGCAGGTAATAAATTCGATGCTATTAAAGAAATGATTGGGCCAGCATCTAAGCTGGCTTCAATCTTTACTATGCCAGTGGGACAGAAAGGTGGTGTAGCTGACTTGATGACTAATATCATGTCAATGTACCAAATCCCAATGGGGGAAGCCGCTAGAGTAACAGATGATTTATATACTGCAGTTACTAATGCAAATATATCTTTAACAGACTTAGCCCAGTCCATATCTTATGCAGGAGCAGATATGGCAACTGCTGGAGTAGACCTTCGGCAAACCGCTGCTGCTATTGGTGTATTGGGTGATATGGGTATACAGGGTTCTATGGCAGGTACCTCACTGGCCAATATGATTCGTTACTTACAACTCTCTCTTGTTAACCAAAAAAAGAAAGGCTATAACGCTTTAGCAGACCTGGGCTTAAGTCCAGATGAATTCTTCGATGCTCAGGGTAATCTTATAGACCTTTATACTATCTATCAGAAGTTTGCTAAGGCTGCAGTAGATTTACCTTCACGAATTGAAACACCAACTTTCTTCAATATCTTTGGAGTTCGTGGTAATCGTGGTATGCTCCCCGTACTTAGGGATATTGCTTCTGGTAGAGATAAGATGGGTAAGATACTTGCTACTTATGACCAAAACATTGGGGCAGTAAATCGACTCAATGAAGAACGTCTTAAAACTGATGCAGGTGTAATTGACCAATTCGAATCAAGTATAGAGAACTTAACCGTTACGGCAGGTGCGGCTTTGGGTAGAATCTTTACCCCAGTACTAAATGTGGGTAACTCTATAATCAAAGTAATTAATTCTATCTCAGAAACTTGGGTTGGAGGTTTTGGTCTTAGGATAGGAGCTACTGCAGTAGTAGTGGGTACTATAGTTGCAGGGTTTAATACTGTAAGAGGTATTATTAGGTCTGTTGGGTATTTACAGACTATTGCTACTGCTTCTACTGAAGGTATGTCTGCTGCAGCAATAAAAACTAATACTCAGTTTGCCATTATGGAAGCACACATGGTAAGGATGGTTAACCTTATGAGAACCATGGTTCAACTCCAAATGATGTCAAGCGGTATTGGTATGAATTCTGCTGGTAGATTTTATAACACTAAAACCGGAAGATATGTTAAGACACCAAATCCTGGAGTACCATTAGCAACTACTATGGCGGGTAATTTAGCTGGCGGGGCTTTAGCTGGTGCAGGAGCTCAAGTAGGTAGTCAAGTAGTTAAGCAAGGTGCTATAAAAGGGCTAGCTTCAGTAGGTGGTAGACTTATGGGATTACTCGGTGGACCTTGGGGATTAGCAATTACTGTAGGTCTTCCTTTATTAATCGAGGGTATTAGTTACCTTAGTAATTCAGTAGATAGGAATACTGAAGCTCAGAATAAAGAGAAAGAAGACTCAACTACCATTAGAGCCCAGAATGAAGAGAGATTTATTAATGCTGTTAGGTTAGCTATTAAAGAAGGTATGAGAGATTCTCGTATCAATATCTCAGTAGATGGTCAAGCAGTTGGAGATTATGCTCCAGGTTCTCAACAAGATTTTACTGGAGCTGCATTTGTAATGGGAATATAAAACTAAAACACTATGGCTAGAGTATTAAATAAAGCAGCAGGTAAGGTTGTTGAAAAGTACAATGACCTTACAAGAGATACAGCAGGTGTTCTTACGGGTCCATTAAATAAACTATGGAGAGCTCGGATATTACTCAATCGAACTCTTTCTACTCTTCCCAAAGATGATGCTCAAAAGGGTAAACTCTATACTCCCAATGGAGTAATCGGAGAAGCTCAAATATCGTCTAAGAACCCTATTCTAAATAAACAACTCCAGGCTAAATGGAGAATGGAATTACAATTCCCAAGGTTAGAAGAAGGTGAAGGAGTAGACCCAGCAAAGGGGAATAAGAATACTACTAATTACAGAAACTTCGAGGCTAAAGCAGATGTTATATATCAGAATGAAGTAAGGATATATAACATGACTGTTAACCCCACTCAATACATTACCTTACAGAATAGACCTCCAGAAATAGATTTTAGAGGAGAAACCACATGGGCCACCATTAAATCAATGGGTCGCAATGTACCAATGTATCACTTTACTGGAGCTGAAGACATTATTCAATTCAATGTGTCTTGGTACTGTAATGACCCAGAAAATCCAGAAGAGGTAATCAATAAATGTAGGTTATTAGAGGCATGGTCTAAATCTAATGGTTACCAGGCTGCTCCTCCGATTGTTAAGATTGAGTGGGGGGATTCTGGTATATTCGATAACCACAATTATATCCTTACCTCAGCAACTTATACTCTGAAGAACTTTCAGAACGGTTATCGAATAAGGATACCCGGAAAGCCAGCTACTTTTGGTAATGGTAGGTTATTGCCTGCAGCAGCAACTCAAGAATTGATTTTCAAGAGAGTAAGTGCATATAACTTATCCTATGGAGATTTTATAAATTCCGATTCACTTAAAAAGACAGGAGGTATTAAATATGATTGATGTTAACCAATACCTAAAGGGAGCTAGCCCATATAATAATGCCTATGCTCTGAAGTATAACGATGGGGATTATTCCTTAGAGGCTAAACCTCCAGTAGTACCGGAATCCTCTAACGATATTCAACATACCGTTAAAGATGGGGAAACTCTGCAGAACATTGCTTTCAGGTACTATGGTGATTCTGGTAAGTGGTACATTATAGCTGAAGCTAATAAGATACTGAATCCTTTTAAGGAATTAGAAATGGGAACTCTAATAAGAATACCGACTTATGGCAGCTAAACAGAAACCTATATTATATAATGGAATGGGCCAACCATATTTGGCCCTTTTCAATTTTGGAGGTATGCCTATAATGAATCCCATTACAGGTATACCCCTTGGAGCGTATATAAGTACCTGGAGTTATAGATACGATGAAGAGAAAGAAAACTTGGCTACCATTACTTTCGATACGGGTAATCCAGATACTGTAGACATTGCTGAGATTCAAGAGAACCAAAATATTTGTCTTCAGTGGGGATATATATACCCAGATGGTCAATTTATATCTGGGCCCATAAAAATAATTAAGGTAAGGGAATTCGAAGCCGTATTTGATTCTACAGGTACTCATGTAACTATTAAGTGCATTGATTCTTCAGGGGATTTAAGATATCAGCCTGCTTATGTTCATTCGGACATGGAAGGTTATAAATTATCTACCTATTTAGACAATGGTTGTGGGAATGCTACTGGTGTAATCATAGAAATATTTCAGTAATGGAACAACAGATAATAAGTAATAAAGTATACGAGTCACTACAAGTACCCACAGAAAATACCCGTACTACTACTGGTAAAGTACTCTATGCTAACAAATACAGTGGAGTAGCAGAAGTAGCTATGCCAGAAGACTTGAAAGCTTTAATTGATAGTGACTTTGGATTAGTGGGCAAGAACGTCTTAGTTCAATTAGAACAGAAGATGAAAGGGTATACTAATGGGCCATGGTATGTGGATTCAAGGGATGGTGTTATCTATATACATAATCGGAAATTCCATGAAGAACCGGTATGTACTTATACATATCAAGGAGAGAATGGGGAAGTACTTAGAGTATCTTTTGCTACTCAGAAAATAACTAAAAGAGTTAAAGCAGTATTAGCTCCATCTCTAGACCCAGATAGTAAAGATTTATCGGTATTATCAACTAATATAAATGAGCCAGAGGATAAACCTCCATTAGCTTTAAGACCTCCTGTGGCTCAGGTAGATAACCTTATGGTGTCTAATATTACTGGCAATGGGTTTGAAGATTATAGAAGTCATCCTACTACTCCTACAGAGGTAATGGATGCTTGGGACACTCAGCTTCAGTATAACATGGAAAAAACTGCAGAATATAAAAAGAGAGTAGAAGAGTATGAAGCAGTGGGTCCAGTAGGTGCTTATGAAGCAGGTAAGCAAAGGAGATTTGATGAAATGTCTACCGAAGAAGTACGAGCTACCATTAATCAAGCAGCCAACGAGTTACCTGATGATAAGAAGAATGCCCTTAAGCAAGTACTAAAAAATTCTAAAAATGGTAAAGAGTTAGAAGCTAATCTTAAGAAGCTATTAGAATGCGAAATGTATCTTTTCGAAGATGAAGATGGTATGGAATTTATGGTAGAAGAGTATGTAGACCCCTTAGATTATGACCCAGAGGGTTATACCTCTAAACAAGCAGGAGCGGGTATAGCTTCTGGTATCAATTTTCAAGCTGGAGTATTACCTGCTTCAGAGAGAGGTTTCGAAGCTTTAAAGAAAGACCCCTATACTGAAGTATTATCCGATATGGAAGTTGATACTACTAAGGGTTATGGTCAAGGTCAATATGGTAAGAGGGTTAAGGTAAGACATATGAAAAGGGTAAACCTTAAAGTTCCGATTTATAAACTCTACCATAACCTATTCAGTAGATATGGTGGTGCTGATAAGTATGCTTGGGCAGCTAATGCCAATGCTAATGGAGGCTTAAAGCAAACTGAGAAAAGATTAGTATGTCAACTTCAGGTAGTGGGTAGACCTATGCTAGCAACTTCCCAAATAATCCGAATAGATAATGTAGGGAAACGTTGGTCAGGGCTTTGGTATATAAAACAGTGTACTCATTCTATGGATGCCGGTCAAGGGTATATAACTAATATGGAATTAGTAAAGAACAATTCCAAGTCTGGCTCTGTAACTTCTAAAACTGATTTATCTACTCAAAACATCGTAGCTAATGATGCTAAAGCTAATGCTAAAACTAAAAGGGGACAAGATAAAAAAGCCCTAAGTACTTCTCAGAATCTTAATCTTAACTTTACTTATAATGAGAAGGTATATTACAATGAGCATTTCTTGAATGATAAGGGGGACATAATTGATATCAAGGGTCAAGCTGAGTTTATTCGAAAGAAGGCTTATTATACTGAAGTAAATGCCGATAATCCTCAAGCCTTGGCAGAGGGTATAGTATTATCTACAGGTAATACAGTTACCTCTAAGGGTAAGTTAATCCCGGGCAAGGTATCAGTTAAACAAATTCAAGTGCCTGAAGACTATGGAGTTAAGTTTAATTATATGGCCATAGCTAATCGAGTATATCGAGACATAGCTAAAAGGCATAAGCGAATAGCAAGTCAAATCTATGTAGAAAAATAAGGGTATGAGTTACGAAACAGCAAAGATAATAACCGACGAAGGCTTAGAGGGTCTTGGTCGGTATTACTCTGTTTATCGAGGCATTGTTATTGATAATGACGATGTAGAGAAACATATGAATAGAGTAAAGGTATGTGTTCCAGAGGTAATGGGTGGAGTATTTGCTTGGGCATATCCTAAAGGACAACATGGTTCAATTAGTTCTGGTTTCAAATTCTTAGCCCCTAAAGTGGGAGATACGGTATTTGTTACTTTTGAATTTGGGGACCCAACTAAACCTCTCTGGGAATACCATGGTTGGGGAATGAGTCAAATACCCCAACCTCTGGATGGTTCCAATAAAATGGGGATAGTTACTCCCGAAGGAAACTTAATAGTAATAAATGATGATAACGGAGAACTCAATTTACATTTCAATGGACCTGTAAATGTTCGTTCGGAGAAAGAGATAGTAATAAATGCCGAAGGGGATATCAATGTATCTTCTGGTGATTCCGTGATACTTAATACTGGAGAAAATGGCGGAGTAATCAATATTTTTCAATTAACCGAAAAATTAAACCAAACCATTAAAGAACTAGAACAACTTCGTAGTATGTTCAATTCTCATGTACACTCAGGTGTAACTACTGGACCAGGTTCTTCGGGTCCAACTTTAACTCAAGTAATTAAACCTTTCTCACAATTCGTTGTAGACGATTATGAGGATAAAACCTGCATACACTAATGGAAAAGAATTACTTTACAGACTTAGTTGGTATAGGTGTAACTTACCCTATCCAACTTACAACTAATGAAAAGGGTGAAAGAGGTTGGTACCCAGTAAATGGGGATTTTAAACTTATCAGAGATAATATAAGTTCGATATTATATTACATGATAGGCCAGAGATTTCGACAGGAAAACTTTGGTAGTAAACTATGGCAATGTATTGAGGAACCAAACTCACAAGCCCTAAGTTTTATAATTAAAGAGTTTTTAAAACAAGCCATAGGTGCTTGGGAACAAAGGATAACCTTCCAAAATATCACAGTTACTAGAGTTGATGCAAAAATACACATAGAAGTAACCTATGTAGTAAATGGAACAAATTCTAGTCAGTACCTCGATATCACCTATGACCGGTCGGATAATTCATTAAATACACAATAATATGGGAATCACAAATAAATGGCTTAACCCATACCAGAGGTCTTATCAACAGATTAAGGCCAAGCTGGTTGAATCCCTTATGGGACTCAAAGACCCTCAAGGTCAGAAACTCATAACGGATTATTCGGAGGGGAACATCTTAATTATCATCCTCTCATTGTTTGCGGCAATTGCCGAAGTACTTCACTACTATGTAGATAATATGGCAAGGGAAACTTTCCTATCTACGGCAAGAAGGTATGATTCGGTAGTTAAACATGGGGCTTTGGTAGATTATCATGCTCGAGCAGCAATTGCTGCTACAGTAGATGTAATCTTATCCAGAAGTATTACTGGTAATTCTATCGGAGCTAAATTAACTATACCTCAAGGAACTTTATTTACAGATTCTAGTGGTAATTCTTGGTTATCTGCCAGAGACGTAACTTGGTATTCAAATGTAACCACTTGTAAAGTACCAATTATACAACATGAAAAGTATACTGCAAGCGTTCTCAATAATATGGTAATACCCACTGGAGATAGAGTTATAATTCATCTGGGTACTCTACCAAATGGTAAGTATTACGAACAAGGCTCTATGTCATTACAGATAGGTGGGGAAACTTGGGTATTAGTAGATACATTTGCAAAATCCAAACCTACAGACAAACACTTTATGGTTTCCGTAGATGAGGCACTCAATCCTTATATAATGTTTGGGGATGGTACCTTTGGTAAGAAGCCTGCAGCAGGAGCAAAAATAACCAATGTGGTATTCTACTTAACCAATGGTACTCAGGGTAATGTAAAGAGTAATACTATTACTTCTGTACCTTCAGTAATTTCTTCTTCAATTACTGATGCTACCGTAAGTAATGCTTACGATGCCGGAGGTGGTTCAAACTATGAAAACTTTACAATGCTCAAAGAACATATACCTTTGAGTGTAAAGACTTTGGGAGTAGCAATTACCAAAGAGGATTTCGAAAGTTTAGCTATGTTAGTTGATGGGGTAAACAAAGCTAAAGCCGATTATGAATGCGGTAGAAAGCTTACCGTATATATTAGCCCAGATGGTGGAGCAGTTGCTTCTTCTGAATTAATTAATAGGGTATATAATTTATTATCCCAAAGGGCTCCTATGACTACTTGGTTGAAGGTTAAATCTGCAGGCAAGGTTCAGATTATTCTAGAGATGGAAGTTACTGGTAAGAAGTCTTATAAGACTGCAGAGATACAAACTCAAATTCTTACAGCATTATACAATGCCTATTCTCCAGAGCAAGCTCAGATAGGTGGAAGCGTAAGGTTATCAGATATCTATGCCTTAATAGATAACTTATCAACAGTAGATTACCTTCACCTTACTAAATTCTATATTAAACCTTGGCCTACTACCATCTATGGTAATAAAGAATTGAACTTGGGTCAGTTTAAATTGAATAAGGCTAAAGGGTCTATGACTTACTATATTACCTTCAATTCATCAACTACTTTTACTGTACGTTCTGTATCAAATGGGTATATGGCTACTGGTACTGTAGGTAATTCTATACAGGTAATAGATAAGGCTAATGGTTTTGACTTCTCTTTGGATATTCAGAACAATAGCTATCAGTCTGGTTACAGATATTCTATTACGGTATCAGAACCTAACCATGACTATGAAGACCCCGGTTTTAATTTACCAGTATTCGAAAACGCTTCACAATTGACTTTAACCGTAAAAGAAATTGTATAATGATAAACCTCAAAAATCTAATCGACTTTTTGCCATTCGAGTATAAAGTTCAAGATACCTATAAGGTAAATGGCAAAGGCATCTTAGAGAGGTTTCTAGAAATTTGTGGAGAGCATTTTGAAGATTACATTACAAAGGATATTGAGAATATCTTGGACATTATCGATATAGATAAGGCTCCGGATATGTATCTCAATTTCCTTTGGCAATTCCTCGGAGAAATGCCCTTTGCTTATGGGAACACTATAGATGCACAGAAATGGGCAGAGTACTTTAATGGGTTCTACTCCGATGATAAACTCCAAGAGTTATCTAAGCTTTGGATAATCCCAAAGGAAGGACCCCTTACATTAACCAGTACTCAAGTAAGAAACATATTGAAGTATTCGATATCTCTTTTTAAAATAAGAGGTACCTCTGAGTTCTTCGAAATAATGATGAGGCTGTATGGGTTAACCTGCGTAGTAACTGACCCTGCAAAGGCTGATAGTTATGATGGTTGGGTAAAAGGTAATCCGCACTTTGACCAGTATTACCATTATGACGATAAGTATACCTATGATAATACTTTCGATTGTTCTCAATGTATACCGGTAACCTTTAGACTTACCGGTCATGGATATACTTCGAACTCGGCAGCTTTCAGAAAATTTAGAGAAGCCGTAGAGGCTTTCTTTAAAAGATTCATACCCTATCATGTATCTTTCGATATTCAATATGGGTTTACCGTAAATGATGGGTATACAATTAAAGCTGAGTTAGTAAATCCGGACCAACCCAATCTTATTACTTCAGAGGTATATGAAGTACCGGTAAAGGTAACTGTAACTTCAGATTGGATAAATGCCGACCTAAGATATCAGATATCCAGTGATAATATAAATTGGGGTTACACTAAACACGAAAGTGGTTCCATTTTTAATATACCCAGAGCAGGTACTTATTATTTTAGAAGTGTGGGAGACCCTACTAAGGTAACTCAAATCACGGTTAATCAAGAATCTTATAATCGAGTATATTCTATTACTTGTGACCCTATTACTGGAAAGATAACTCCTACTAACCTAAAAGTAAGTACAGTAGTAAGGGCAAACGTATCCTATAAGGGTACCGTGAAAACCTGTAATGTACGATTATCCGGTACTGATATAGTGAAAGTCTCTGGCTCAACTTGGGAATTTTCAGAGCCTGGTACCTACATCTTTGAGATTGTAGAGTTCCCAGTAAAGCAAACTTCCTTTGTTGTAACTCGAGAAGAGATTACATATAAGGTAAGATGTACACCTTCTGAATTTAGAGTTGGGGATAAGCAAAGTATCAAGGATGCTACTACCACTCTTACCATCGAATCGAATTACCCAGAATCATTTACTGGTGAACTATATTGTAGGCTAATTGGTGATACTAAGTTGTTTAAGAACGGTGATAAGTTTACTGCTAATAGTTATGGTACTTATAAGTTTAAATGTACACTGGATAAAAGGGAAACCGATGAAGGTGTAGGTATATTCGAAGTAGTATCTGGTAAGACTGCAGTATATAGAATTACGGTTAGCCCACCAACAGTTACATTATTCAATGGCTCTGCAAAAGCTACAGTAAAGATACAACGTATTTCTGGTAATGGGGATGATTATAGAGTAAGGGTAATTGAAACTGGGGAAACCTTTAATGCTCAGAATGGCTATGTATATACTGCAAATAGGGCAGGGACTTATACCTTCCAGTCTGTAGCTTACCCTACTGCTAAGACTACTTTGGTAGTTAATAATTCTCCAGTAGTATATCAGAATAAATTAAAGATAGTACCTTCGGATGCTACAGACAGTCATTGGAAAGAACCCAACTGGGCATTACCAGAAGACCAGATAGATGATACTTATGCAGTATACCAATTACTGGATGAGAAGTCTGCTTGTAAGTTCCATCTTGAGGAAATGAAAAATGGGGTCAATGTAAGTGGTACTGCTACCTGTGATGAGAACGGGGAAACCTATAACCTTGATGAGGAAATTGTTCTTACCAAAGCTGGGACTTATACCTTTGTGGCAGATGATGGTTCTTCATTAAGATGTCAAGTAATACTGGAAGATTATCCTACAATCATCGAGATTTCTTGTACTCCTACTTATGCAGAACTAAAGGGGAATGTTAAACAAGTATTTACTTTAATCAAGTGTACTTCTAATAAACCTGATTTCGATAGTCGAATAAGGGAAGTTGGTAAAGTAACTACTTATGACGCAGGTGGTGCTGGTTATGAATTTGTAACTGCACAAGCTGGAGAGTATATATTCGAATCAGTGGCAGATACTTCTAAGAGAACTAAGTTCACCGTAGTAGATGCAGACCTTTTAAGTGTTAGTCCTCAAACATTAGAATGGGAACATGATGACCTCTCAGAGAAAACATTTACCATTACAACTTACAGTAATCAATCTTGGCAAATAGTAGAACAATGATAAATTCAACAATCGATAGAATAACAGAAACCACAACTCAGTCTTTATTCAAGACATTCACTGTGGGTATATTGGGAGAGTGTACACAAATCTTGTATGATTTGAGATGGATGATAATCCTTGCAATAATTCTAATCCTATCAGACTTATGGTTTGGGTTATCTGCAAGTAGGTTACAGAAAATCGAAATTCGAAAATCTAGAGCTGGAAGAAGAACTCTAAACAAGATAGTAGATTATATCTGCTATGTTCTACTTGGTGCTGTACTTGGTAAAGCTATTGGAGAACCCTATGGGATGAACCCAATAGTAATATCAATAACGGTTATGGTAATTTGCTACTGTTTCGAAATAGATAGTATATATGGACACATATGTGAAATACATGGTATTAAGAAACGGTATAGTATATGGAGAATACTCTTTAAATTGTTAACCTTAAAGTTCAAGGATGTAGGTGAAACATTTAAGGATATGTCAGAACAAAAGAATCAATTTAAAAATACTAAGGACAATGAAGACGTACTTTAAGTATGAAGGTATTATTAAATCAAAGGAAGCAGCAGAGGCAATTGCTGCTCCTTCTGGTTTAGGACCATTCTGTGGATTTGGCTCAGCTACCATAAATGGTAACAAGTTAGTGGTATCTCCTCAGGGAGTTGCTGGAAGTAAGTATGCCAATGTAATCAAGGATAGGATTATGGCAAGGTATATGGCAAAGGCTTCAGAAGATGGAGAATTGCCAGACGTGAACTTTGGATGTATTTCAAGAGATGGGTATGTATTTATATCCGATGAACAAACGATTACTATTGAGAATATCCAAGGTACCCAAGGTTCAACAGAAGAAGTATTACTCTTTGCAGTACATACTACTATCTCTGAACCAGTAGATAATCCAGTAGACTTCGTAGCTTATTGGAATGAATCTTCCGAAAGCTTCTACACCTTGTTTAAAAAGTCTCTGGATATTTATTATCCGATTGCCGAAGAGAATCGTACACCGGATATCATTAATAATGATGTATATTCTAATTACGATATGACCTATAGCAATCTTCTAGAGATGGTAGAGAGTGCTTGCCCTTATTACTCTAATAATAAAACTTCCGTTGTTCTTATCGGAGTATATGGTAAGGGTACTGATGCAATGACTAAACGAAATGAGAACTTTGCTATCGTACCCTATCAGGGTAAGTTCCAAGAAATCCCCTATACTACTGCTGCCCAGAGTATGATGAAAGAATCAGTGAAAAGAGTAGAACATATAAATTCAGGCTTTCCAGTAGTAGATGAATCGGGTACTAAGTTAAATATCAAGCAATACATTGATAGTCAAATTGAGGCTATCAGAAAAGAATTCTCTGAATCTCTGAGTACTGCTAACTTACCAATCGGTTCTATTATTCTTTGGGAAACCGATGTAATACCCGATGGTTGGGCAGAATATACTAAGGCAGCTGGTAGAATAGTTATTGGTTACCAAGCTGGAGGTGTTCAAATTGGGGATGAAGTAATGTTACAGAATGTTGGAGATTACTATACACCAACTAAGGGTAATTTCTTAATCTCTATTAAAGGTGATGACCTTCCTAAGCATAGGCATGCTCTTGGTGTATCTAAAGGTAAACAAGATGATGCCAATAACTGGGAGAACGTTCGTCCTCAATCTTTCTTTAATAGGGAGACAGGATTGAATGGAGATTTCGGTAGAGGAACTCCTACCAAGGGTATTCAAGATGGTGCTATCGTAGTAAGCTGGAACCTATTAGGGGAATCTTTCTTACAAGAAACTTCTGTAGAAACTTTGGATATTGAAAAATTGCCACCGACTATTACATTACGATATATCCAAAAAATATCATCATAAAGTTGTTATTAGTTATTTAGTAGTATTAAAACTCATGTGTACTATTTGTATTGTTTAAGAGTAAACATTCGTTTACAATCTGTGTTTTGCATAGTAAAAATCAATTGGGAAAGGGACGTTGGGAAACGTCCCTTTTCTTTTGTGTTTAGTATTTAAGTTCTTCTTTAGCCCGGTCTTCCCAATATTGTATGTCTTGCCTAAGTTCTGAAATATATCTCATGGAGTCATTTGTCTTAGGCATTTCGAAAAATTCTATAAGCATTATATTAGTAATACGGGTACTATTCCCAAGTCTTTCCTTGATAAAGGGTGGAGGAGTAATTAATACCTCAAATAAAAGATAGGCATCAGGTGAAAGCTTATCCTTCATATAGGTATACATCATATCGAGCATTTCTGATTTAGCTTTCTCTTCTTCACTATCATCCTCTAATTCCTTATCATTATCAAATAAGTCATCGAGTTTAAAGAGACTTTGATTATACTCGGCTTGTTCTCCGTATGCAGAACGAAGCAATTTATTTTTGAATGTACTAAGTGATGCAAGGATTCTTGCTTTAAGATGTTCTTCAGTACATTCACCATAGTATTTGTTGAAAACAAATAACATCTTATCCCAGAAATAAGATTGGATAATATCCGGTGTAAGATTAAACCGTTTATAATCAATCTGTCTGGTAAGGTTTCTAATTACTGGCTTACAAACTTTATAAAGTCTGTTGAAAGTAGCTTCATCATATTCTTGCATAGGTTTTAATCGATGAAGCTCTGAACCGTTATTTCCTTTACTTTTTCCCATGTTTTTAAATATTCGTTATGCAAATATAAGTATTTTTTCTTATATAAAATAATAATATTAAATATTCGGGAGCTTAAGGTAGTGGATTAGTAGTTTCTAGATAGATGTCAACATACTTAGAACTATCTCGGTACTATCAAAATCTATTAGTTTATATAATATTGCAATATAGATATGAAGAAATTTAAAGACAACATCAAGTTCAGTTTTTCTCCTGAGTTTCAGTTCGAGATACTCAGGTTTGTTTTAAAAGATAAGGAAGGAGGATTAGTACTCAAAAGGATTAAATCCAATTACCTGGTTCTCATAGAACACTCCCTTATCTTCGAAGGTATATCAAAATATTTTAAGAAGCAAGGCAGAATGCCCTCCGAGAATATCTTAAAGGAAGTATTAAAAGAGTTACTAGAATCCAAAACCTATGTGGATTTGGTAACTAAGGATGATATACCTAATATCAATAAACTAATAAGTAATCTCTATCATATACCACTATCGGATTCTGATTACATAAAAGAAAAGATATATCAGTTCTCTACCTATGTTGAGATGAAGAACTTAAATGATTCTTTCGATTTGGATAATTTCGAACAATACGAAGAATATTCGAGGAAGATTGAAAAGGTACTTCAGAAAAGTAAACCTAAGAAAGAGGATGAACCCCTATATATGATTCGGGATATTACTGAGAGACAGTTTAGAAGACAATCAGAACCTTCAGTTATACCTTGCCCATTTAGGCAATTAAATGAACTAACTAATGCAGGAGGTTATCCAGAGCATTCTGTTAATGTGATACTAGATAAACCCAAGGCAAAGAAAACCTTCTTTATGGTAAACCTTGCAAGAGGTTATCTCAGAATGAAGAAGTCAGTATTATATATTGATACAGAAAATGGTCAAGAACAAATTATGGACCGTTTCATTCAATCAAGTATTAATAAAACTAAGAAGGAATTATACTCGGGTGAATATGATAAACTTGAGGCAAAGCATTTAAGGAAACTTGCAAGGTTTGGAGTTGAATTAGTGGTTGAGCGTGTACCAGCAATGATTACTAATACCACTTATATAAGGGAAAAGATAATTCAGCTTCGTAATCAAGGAATTGATATTAAAGTTCTTATGGTTGACTACGCTGGTAAGCTTGCATCAATAGCGGGTGATAGAGAAGATTTCGAAAGGATATCTAATGTATACGTAGACCTTCAGAATCTGGCAGAAGAATTACATTTAGATATTATATGGACTGCCCATCACATTACTCGTGAAGGTAAAAAGCATAGGCTTACTCGGTATGATGAGAATGATATATCTGGTTCAATTGCAATCGTTCGTAATGCCCAGGTTATCATGGGTCTTAACTCTACTGAGCAAGAAGAAAAAGATAATATCCTTCGAGCTGAGATAGTAGTACAAAGGGATGGTCTTCCTTCCGGTAGAGCATTATTCAAATGCGATGTCGAAAGGCAAAGATGTACGGAATTTACAAGGGAACAACGTAAACAATATGATGAAGTGTATTCTGGAGTATTAGATTCTATGATGAAGAGTTCTAAAGATAATCCCTCTGCAAATAAAGAAAAGTATGAGAAGAAATCAGGTGATATCTAAAAGAAAGTTAATCTCTAATATAGTAGGGTGGCCAGATTATTATATTTCTAAGAGAAGTAGGTTATATAGATACTACCCTAAAAGAAAAGTATGGATGTTATTAAAAGGTACCCTCAATCGGGGTAGGATATATCATATATTAAGAGATAGTAATAAACATAAAAGGATTCAGGCTTCTAGATTAGTAGCCTTAGCTTGGGTACCTAACCCAGAGAGTAAACCTCATGTATGTCATAAAGATAATAACCCTTGCAATAATATACATACTAATCTTTATTGGGGTACACAGAAAGAAAATATACAACAGTGTATCAGGGATAATAGATTTAGACCTCAAGGTAAAGTACCCATATCTAGAAAGGATATACTTAATCTTAATAAAGATTATTTAAACGGTGTTACTATAAAGGAACTAAAACAGAAATACAATATAACCCATATTCATAGATACGTTAAAGAAACTAAAAAGAGATATAGATTAGGACATGATAGGGTACGAGAGTTAATTAGGGATAAAGCCAAGGGTTACTCCAATAAAGAATTGGGAGAAAAGTATAAGCTAAGTAAAGCTAGTATTAGTCACTACTTAAATAGAAGTTTATGAAAATAACAAATCAGTTTAAGTCTAAGCTCAAAACTTATTTCATTAAAAGACTTGGAGCTTTTGAATATCGACATGGCTGGATGCGTATACCAACTTGCCCATATTGTGGGAGAGAACAGAAGTTGGGAGTTAACCTTTCTATGTATCGAACTAATTGTTTTCGATGTAATGCTCATCCCTCTCCTGCTCAACTGATAATGGATATAGAGGGATTTACAGAATACCATGAACTAATTAATTTTTTGAACAATGGCCAATTTGATGAACTTCAATTTAAGGAAGAGAAAATCGAGCTTGCCGAAAGTAAGCCCGTATATCTCCCAGATGGATTTAGAAATATTTCGCTCGGAGACAGCCAACTTGCAAAAAGCATTCGTGGATATATCAAGAAACGCGGCTTTAACCTCGAGAAGTTTTCAAGATGTGGTATCGGATATGGAACAATGGGTACGACATATGGGTACCTTATCATACCCTTTTATTACAAAGGCCAACTTAGGTATTACAATGCTCGAAATGTTATCGGCAAAGGGCCCAGATATAATAACCCAGACAAAGATATTACCGGTTTGGGAAAACAATTTATCATCTTTAATCATGATGCGTTGGAGATGTATCGGTCGGTATTCATTTGCGAAGGAGCACTTAATGCTCTCACAATTGGGGATAGAGCAATTGCCACAATGGGCAAAGCTATTAGTCAGTACCAAGTCAATGAACTACTTAAATCCCAATGCCAAAGATATATTATCCTTTTAGACCCAGATGCCAGGTCTTATGCTGTTAATCTCGCACTTAAATTAGTAGCTTATAAAAAAGTCAAGGTAGTATTTCTTCCAGAGGGTTTTGATGTAAATGATTTGGGGAAGAAACAAACACTTAAGCTAGTATATCAAACAAGGTATCAAAGTTATCAAGAACTGATTCAAATCAGAAACTCTTTGGAGTAAGGATTTCCTATTATATTATAAAATAATATATTTATGCGTGAACCATCTATCCATATAACTAAGTCTCAGTTTGAGGAAATATTAAATACCTTAGAGGTAGATAATTTCCCAGTTGAGGCTTTTTTTGTTATTGCTCGAAAGGAGGCAATAAATCATAGAGCAGTCTTAGTTTCTAACAATAAGAATACTAAGAAAGTTTCTAACATTTTACTAGCATCTAAGGGGGATGCTGCCCTTGTTGCCGATATTTTATATGCAACTCGTATAAAGTTAAAGCATAGAGGGGTTCGTAAAATAAATGAGAGTAATTCCCGAGAATGGGCAAATTGTAAAAAGCTTGCAGAAGTATGTAATACCTTTTGTGAAGATTTCAAATTTGATACCCGGGAAGGTTTTATTAAATACATTGAGACTGGGTTAAAGAGGATGACTGATTATCGTAATGTTATGCAAAGGTTATTATCCATGCAGGAGAACATTACTAATCAGATAGATGCTGAGATAGAATTACAACATTCAGATTTAGAACTTACTAAAGAGATACATGATTATTTCATAGGTAAGATTGCTAAGGCAACTGGTATATATGAGTCTTATGAAAATCAACCCGAGAAGTATGTACACTTTGCAAAGGTAGGTGAATTCCTAAAAGAGGAGGGCTGGAATTATAAGACCTTCATCGATGCTCAGTTTGAATCTCTTGCATGGTGCAATGGGTTACCGGATATTGCACAAATGTATACGGATAAAGCAATTGAAAGATACAATAAGTATTTATATAAATATAAGAATAAACAACTACTTGAAGGTGAACCAGAAGTTGAAGGTTCCCTTTGGGATAAAATAAGAAAATGATATGAAAGGTTTACAATTTTTCGGAAACAGAGTAGAGGATGCAGCTAATGCTTTTATAGATGTCCTCAAGTATTCAGACCAATCCGTGGATTATCCAGATTTTAAGGATATCGAACCATGGCCTGATGAGATAATTAATATGTTCTATGTGATTTGGAAGAATGCCAAGTTCTCAGAACTAAGTGCCATCATTATGTATACCCAACAGTCTTCTAGATTTGAAGAAATATCAGAATTGATGTTGGGTATTGGTTTGGTAGAGATGAGACACCTTGATAAGATATCGGACTTTTTACAAAAGGCAGATCCTTATGAGGATTACTCTACCATGAATATTAATCCTACGATTGAGATTGGTTCTACTTGGGAACAAGCTTTAAAGATTGCTTTGAATTCCGAGATAGAAACTATTGGTCACTACAAGAAAATCCAAAGAGCAATTGCTCAATACGAGGAACGTCCAGATTACGATGATGTGAATTATTTCCTTGAGAAATTGATTGCCGATGAGGAACATCATATCAAACTTCTTAAGGAAACAATGGGCATGGATAAATCTACTAAGGGTGTAACGGTAATTATCAAATGAGTAGGATAATCATACAGAATGGGAATATGTGCGAACTCGACTTACCTCTTAAGTTCGCACAAAAACTTTATAATGAGTTCGCTATTCGACATCCAAATGCTTTCTACTTACGTACAAGGCAAAGAGGTATGCAGAATTGGGACGGTAAGATTCATTACATCACCAAGACTGGGCAATTTAAAATAGGTTTACTTCCCAAAGTATACGATATGTGTATTGAGATGGGGATTAAACCTAAAGTTGTAGATATGAGACAACCTTTACCTAAAGTCAGTAAAGTAGTTACGAATATAGGCAAATATAAATTAAGACCAGAGCAAGAGAAAGCTGTTAAGGCAGTTATCAATAATAAGATAGGGAATACACCTTTTCATATTGGCGTATTAGATTACACTGTTAATGCCGGTAAATGCACCGGTAAGGGTACCTTAATACATACTGAGGATGGGTTATTACCTATAGAAAAAATCGTTTCTGAAACAGGTAAGATACGATATAAAGGTAAAGTCCTTACTAAAGAAGGTGTATTAGTAAAACCCAATGCAGGAGTTTATAATGAGATTAAGGTAGTAAAGATAACTACTTCTCAGGGTTATACTCTAATCTGTGGATATGAAAATCACAGATTATATACTTATTATGGAGATAATCTACAATGGGTATATGTCAAGGATTTAAAGAAAGGGGATTGTTTACCTATCTCCTTAGAATATACTCATTCTAAAAATACCATAGGTAAAAACCTTAGCTATACTTTGGGAGCTTTATCCGGAGATGGTCATATTCATCAAGTTTCTAAAAATCAAATAAACATATCTATATCAGGTCAAGATATAGAAGTAGCCGAAGTAGTTAAAGCTACTATGGATGAAATCTGTAAAACTCCTGTAGAAATAAAACCCCACAAAAGATTTAAAGGTTTTCATATATCTAAATCCGATACTAATTTTGCTAAACTGCTTCAAGAGGAATATCCAGAATTAATTGGTACTGCCCATGAAAAGTACATACCCGATAAGATTCTTCAGGCTTCTTATGATGACTTAAGGAATTATATAGCAGGTTTATTTGATACAGATGGGCATAATTCATCATCTCATGGTAGAAGATCCTTATCTTTTACTACTGTAAATCTTGAAAATGCTCGTAGAGTACAACAAGCCTTATTATCTTTAGGAATAGCTTGTTGTCTTAAACCCAAGAAGACTTCATGTAATGGTAAAGAGAGTATAGCTTATAGAATAACTATTCATAGCGAATTTTATGATGAGTTTCTAGAAATAATACCCATGAGGATTGAAAGAAAATGTATCCCTAGCAATTCTCAACGGAATAACTACAGTAATAAACTACCTTTTAGTAATTTTGCTAAAGAACTTTATGATAAGCTTTCTTGGAAAGAAAAGGGTAAGTTTAGAAAAACCTATGGTAGAGTTATAAGTACACAGGTAAGTCATCATAATAGATTAACTTTAACTGCTTTTAATTGTTTAGTAGAATTCTTAGGCTCTAATAATGATAAAGCTACAGAATTACTAAATATTTCTAGTAATTGTTATTGGGATAAAATAGATAAGATAGAAATCTTAGATAAATACCCATGTTATGATATGGAGATACCTAAGTATCATAATTACCTATCTAATGGATTCATATCTCATAACACACTTATCATGTCGTCTTTATATTTAACCTATAAGAAGCAGTTAAAGACTTTGCTAATAACTAATGATTCGGATTGGTTAAATCAAGCTAGAGAAGAATTTAAGCAATATCTTCCCGGAGAAGATATCACTTTTGTTCAAGGCAAGGTTTTAAACTGGAGTAACTTTACTATAGGTATGGTTCAATCTATTTCGAGAAATATGAGATTCTATCAAAAGGAATTATCTCAAATAGATATGGTACTTATAGATGAGGCTGACCAAGGAGGTAGTAAGCAATATCAGAATGTAATCACTCGGTTATTTAATACCAGAATTCGTATAGGATTATCTGGTACGATTTATATGAGTAAGCTTGCTAAGGATAGGGTTAAGAATATGAACCTTGAATGTTTCTTTGGTAAAGTGATTGCCGAGTTTAAACTTAAGGATTCCATCAAGAAGGGTTACTCAACTAAAACTATCGTAAAGATGGTACCCGGTAAACCTTGGTATGGTAATTGGGAATCTGATTGTATATCCTATAAGGAGATATATGATGATTCTATTACCGAAAATAATACCGCGTGGACCATGGCTTATAATCGATTACGATGGAATATTAATCAAGGTAGGTATCCTGCTCTTGTAGTATGCAAGCATATTGCACATTGTGAAAATCTATATAAGTTCTTTAAAAAGAAACTGGGCGATGCCTATAATATTGCCTATGTGCATGTTAATACTCCCTCTAAGTTAAGACAACAAATAATGAGGGATTTTAGGGAAGGCAAAATAGATATCTTGGTATCAACTACAATCATTGCTCGAGGTAAAAACTTTCCTAAGCTTAGGTATCTACTTAATGCAGCAAGCATGGATAGTCAGGAAAAATCTATTCAGTTTCTTGGTCGTTTGGTAAGAACCGATAAATCGAAAAAGAAAGTATACCTGGATGACCTTCATTATCCTGGCCCTTATTTAGATAGGCATGGTAAACATAGGAAGCAATATTATCAGAGACAAGAATTGAAAGTAATATTGTTAGATAAGCTATGGAAGAAACATCCTAACCATAGCCTTATTAAGAGTTAACTAGAAGTACTATGAGTATTTACTTTTTCTCCGTAGGAGGAAAAGAAGATTACAATTAATAAGCATATAGGCATTATGAATAATGATAAACTAATATGTATCAGAGATGAGGATGATAATAAACTAACTACTCTTTTATCAGATGGTTGGAAGATAATTCAAATCTCTGCATCAGGTATTTATTGCTGGGTACTCTTAAGGAAACCCAATAACACTAAAAAGAAAATTAAAGGCTTTCAGTGATGGAGAAATATATTTTAATTACAGCGGTTGTTATTATGATAATAATACTCGCTTTAGACTTCATACTTTCTAAGGATGGCTATCAATGCCATTCATGTAAGAAACGTTTTCATAAAGAGGATTTAGAAATCAAGGGATGGCATTTAAAAGAATGGGTCTGTCCCCATTGTAAACACCTTAATTACACTTATGATGAAGAAGATTAAAGAATGGTTTAAGTCGTTTAAGTCTCTTGTTGTGGGAGAGGTACCCAACCCTAAACATGTATTCAACTGTAGAGATTTGATATGGATATCAAGCTTGGAAACTTCTCAAAATACTCCCGAATGCTTTACTCATTTCTTTTGTTTGTACTGGAGTAATGGTATGGTAGTCAAAGTATGTCAAGAGAGCCATGATAGAAATTCATACCAAGAATTATATAAACTCAGGGAACTATTTATTAATAACATCGGTTATTCCTATGTTCCCATAGAAGATAACAGTGAAATATACATTTTTATATAAATAAACGAAAAAAAAGACCTATAATGGCTAAGTATCATTTATATATACGGGCAATTCCTGGGTATCCTGGTTATTATGCAACTGTAGATGGAGATATACTTAAGAAAAGAGGTAATTCTCTTTTTAAACTTACTCCTACCAAAGTTCATAATGGTTATTATACTGTTAAAATTATACACAGAGTTAAGGTTCATAGGTTAGTAGCTTTAACTTTTTTACCTAATCCTAATAATTATCCTATTGTAATGCACAAGGATAATAATCCAGAGAATAATAGGGTAGGTAATCTTAAGTGGGGAACCCAATCTCAAAACATGAAACAGATGGTTAATGAGGGTAGACAAAGAAAATCTAAAATAATTAATTATAAATCTGAGGTATTAACCCTACATTCTCAGGGTTTTTCTATCCCTGAAATAATCAAGTCTGTGGGGATCAGTAAAACTTCAGTACATCGTATAATAAAAGGGAAGCTATGAGTAAGAAAAGTAAACCAAAAAAATTACCCGATTTAAGTAAACAAGATATTTTAACACCAATAGATTTAACTCAGTTGGGAACTAATGGTGATGTTTGCTTCGGTATTGGGTATGACCTATCAACTAAAGAGTGTAAGCTATGCGGAGACTCAGAATTATGTGCATTCAAGATGTCTCAGAACTTGAATATCACAAGGAAAGAGCTAGAACAGAAGAATCAATACAAGGATTTGGATGTATTAGAAGATACGGTTGGTATCAAGAAATACATCCGAGGCTTGATTCGGAAAGGGAAAGACAGAAAAGAAATTATTACCAAAACTGTTGAGAAATTCGAAGTACCTAGAAAACGTATTAGAGAACTTTATAAAGAGTGTATTAAATAATGAAACCAATAGAGATGATATGGGCTATGTTCAAGGTATACCTTAACAACCCAAACTATTTTGTAAAGCAAGAAGATGTACTTGCTAATTTATGTATGGAGGGTTCTACCGATGTAATCAGGATGTGTAATTCATTGGGAGTACATGTTTCTAGACCCGAGAAATTAACCTTTGGACAACTTTTACGTAAATGTAATATATTATGAACAGATTTAGATTTATCAAAGTAAGGGAGGTAGTATCTCCCAACAGAGCAAACCCAAATGATGCTGGGTTAGATTTTTATGTACCAACCAACTTGACTTCAGAGGATATCCACTCTAAGAATGAATTTGATTCAGGAGGATACGATTTGGATATACCCTTTAGTGAATCATTCGTAAGGCATATAGCTTTAAAACCAGGTCATCGTATACTTATCCCATCAGGTATCAAAGGTTTGCTAGAACCTCCTGCATCTATGTTAATGGCAGCAAACAAATCTGGTATAGCTACTAAGAAAGGGTTAATCTTTACTGCCGAGATAGTGGATTCCCCTTATGTTGGAGAGATACATATTGGGATATATAACACTTCTCAAGAAATTCAGGTTATCGAGGCTGGTCAAAAGCTGGTACAATTTATTCATGTACCCATTTATATTACCGAGCCAGAGGAGATTCAGCAAGAGGAGTTTTATACTGAATCACAAATGTGGGGAAGCAGAGGAGATAAAGGATTTGGTTCATCTCAAAACATAAAATAGTGGACATAAGGAATATAAATGAACAAGTGCCTCAGGTAGAAGAAACTGAGGCACGGATACTACAAGAAATGTATGATCTTGGGATAGAACAATTCTTTGGGTATAAAGAGATAGAAAGGTTACCTGATTATCCTTTAGATATAAATAACCCAAAGAACCAAGTTATCCTAAAGGATTTTATTGGTAGGGTTATTGAGGAATTAACCGAAGGATTCGAATCTACCGATGAAGTAGTATCTATATATCGTGATTATGGATGGAATAATGATTGCTTAACCTCAGAAGAATACACTCAGGTATTAAATCATCTAGCAAATGCAAATGAGGAACAAGCAGATGCCTTGGGATTCTTCTTTACTTTGCTTTTGTATTCTAATATATTGCCAGAAGATATATTAAAATATCAAGATGCCAAGAGTTTATTTGAGGTAATGGCAATTGGAGTCAAAGACTTACTCATCAAGTACCCAGACCATCGAAGTGTAAGGAAATACCCTATACTAAGTCCAACTGATTGGGCAAGAGAAGATAGAGAAGAATATGATAAGATAGTTTCTTATACCCCAGGTTTTCATGAAATGAGCGAGATATCTCATGAAAATGAGAAGCTATATTTATGGGAAGTAATATATGAACTTAATAAAGCAAGGAACTTCCTTAAATGTAGACCCTGGAAACAAACTCAAGTGATGACCAAAGAAATAGATTTTCAGGAATCTTTGGTAAAGTCATTCTATCTCTATATGGGATTTTTAGCCATGAATGGGTTTACTCCTTGCGGATTGTTTAGTTTATTCTTTAAAAAACAACGTCTCAATTTATGGAGACAAAATACTAATTATTAATGTCAGGGTGGAATAAGAAATTAGAGGGACTTCAACTTAATCCGGAGGAGTCCCTCCATTCGTTAGAATTTGCTACTTCACAAGAGGCATGGGAAAAACTCAATGAGGGATTCCTAAGATTAGAGCCTGCTTTATTTGGAAAGGGGGCTATGGCTAATAGTGGGGTAGCAGTAGTGTATAACGTATTTATAAAGATACGAAAAGCATGGGTAGACCCAGAATTTGATTATGGGCGGTGTTTCAATTATAAAGAAACTAAGTGGACTAGCTTATTGAATAACTACATAGATTTTAATAAGCTTGACTTGTTGCGTAGTAAACTGAGAGTACTGAGAAATAAGTACAATCAGAATTACAATATAACTTATATGTTCAACAATCACCATGATAATGGTAAACAATGTCTAATAGCTGCGACTTTTTCAAAACGATTCGGGGAAGACATCCCAGTTATTACAATGGTAGTTCGGGCTTCGGAGATTACCAAGAGGTTAATATTCGATTTCCTATTAATTCAACGAATGTCAGAGTACGTATATGGTCCGGATCAGTCAGTACAAATCAACCTATTCGCGACTCAAATGTACGGAAATGTGGAGACACTTCTAATGTATCATACCCATAAGCCATTGAAGAAGGTACTTAAGGGGGCAGAAGAGAATGCTTGGAATAAGAGAATAAAAGAGATATGGAAGAAATTCCAAAAGGGTACAGAGAAGGAATTCTCTTCATTCAAGGTATTCTTTAGAAGTTTTAAAGTGCTCAGACCAGATTTATATGAAGAAACATATAAATCCATGAAAGCAAAAGAATTACTTCTTGAATACGAAGATATTGAATATCCCGAGAATGTAATTTCTTACTCTCAACGTAAAGCCTATAAGAAGAAACTTTTAAAACAAAAGAACAACAATGGAAGCTAGGGAATTTTTAAATCAGAAGCGGATAGGATTAGTAAACAAATTTTATTACCAAGTTTTAGAGATTAAAAAGAACGGTGCAGAACCAGATATACCCTTGTTAATGAAAGAGGTAGAGGATTTTGATAATTTTGTATTTCGCTACTGGCATATGACCTGGGTTAATTCTACAATGTCATACAGTTAAATATTTATATAATATGAGGATATATTCTAACAGTTTTGAGTTAATGTCCGAAATGGGTAGAGAACTCAACAGTTATGGTCAACTTGTAAAACCAAAGACCTATCAAAATAAAGTCATTGAAGGTAATGAGAATTTTATTACTAAAGAACTCATTTGCCAACAATATTGCTTAACTTCATTGGGAGACCCGGTATGGTTATTCGTATTCTCTCATTCAAGAGAATGGGCAGATGCAGAGTTCCAAGAAAGGATATCCCCTAATGATATAAATCCAGGAGAAGCTTGGAAATTAAGAAAAGATTTATGGGAACAATTCCTTGATGAAAAGGGTATGTTCGATTACACATACAATGAGAGAATGGGTGAAGTATTAATAAAAGATTTAGTTCGTCTTTTAAAGAGAGACCCAGATACAAGAAAAGCAATTATACCAATATTTGAGCATGATGATACCTTATACTATGGTGGTAGACAACGTATTCCTTGCTCTATGTATTATGATTTTCTTATTCGTCAGAATGGTAAGGGGGAGAAGGTATTACATATTTGCTATCACCAAAGAAGTTCGGATTTTGTTACTCACTTTGGTAATGATGTATACCTTGCATGGAAACTTATGGAATACGTAGCTAAAGAGGTTGGAGTAAAACCTGGCTACTTGTATCATACCATTGATTCTCTCCATGCTTATAAGAAAGATTGGACAGCATTAGCTTCTAATCTGGAAGACTTACAAGAGAAATATTAATAATGAGGGATGTATCTACTACTGGTGGGTATGTCCCTTTTTCTATTTTTAAAATATGGAGACACGGTATCATATTATAAAGAACAAGAAAGAGCTTAAGAAACTTATTGCTTGTTGTAAAGCTACGGGTTATGCTTGCTGTGACTATGAAACGAATGCAGAACCTATTTATAATAAGGGTTTTAAGCCAACTATACTCTCAGTATCCTGGATGCCAGGGTTTGGTGCTTCCATTCCTTTAGACCATTTCGAAACAAAAGATTATACTTCACCCGGTTGGAATTGGAAAAAGATGCTAAGGAAATTTGGGGAAGAGGTAATTGAGAATTATGACATTGTAAAGGTTGCATGGAACTGGAAGTTTGATGACCAGATAAACCAAAAGTATCGAATATTCTATAGAGGTACTTGTTTAGATGGTATGCTTGCAAAATATGTTCTTAATGAGGAAAAACCTCATGACTTAAAGTCAATGGTAAGAAGATATTTACCAGAGTATGGTAATTATGAAAAGCAAGATGCTTTTGATAAAATACCTTGGGATAAAAAAGAATTAGACCCACTTTGCCATTATGGGTGTCAAGATACAGATTATACTCTTAGGTTAATGATATTCTTTGAGAAGAAGTTGGTGGATTTAGGTATGTATTCGGTATTCCGTAATTTATTCATGTGTAATTCACGAGTACTAACATCGGTAGAAAAGGAGGGTTTATATCTAGATACTGAGTTCAATAAAAAGCTTTTGGAAGAATATAAACCAAAAATAGATGCTGCTAGAGACGCAATATACGCTTTGCCAAGAGTAAAGAAATTCGAAAAGAAGTATAACCAAGAAAAGATTGATAAATATATTCAGTCTATTGAAGACGAACTTGAAGAGTTAGATTATAATGACCCAAAAGATAAACGGAAGATTGCATCAAGGGAACAGAAAATCTCAAATATCAAAGCAGGTATATTCACAACTAAAAAGGAACAAGAATTAATAAGGCCCATTAATTTGGGTAGCCCAGTTGATTTACCTGCATTGATGTATTCAGAAGATGGCTTTCATTTTGATGTGATTAAGGATAATGAATCTGGTAAACCAAGTACTGATGAAGAAACTCTTACTAACTTAAGGTTAACAGTTAAAAAACCCGATTCACCAAAGGCAATATTCCTTGATAAGCTTCTTGAATTACGAGGGTTAGAGAAAATGTATAAGACCTATATTTATGGATGGTGGGAAAAGGTACAAGATGATTCTAGATTACACGGTAGGTATAATATACATGGTACAGACTCTAATCGGTTTAGTTCTGCAGACCCAAATATGCAGCAGATACCAAAGACATCGGTAGACCCCAATATCAAGAAACAATTAGTTGCTCCTCCGGGATATTTATATATGGCATTTGACTACTCACAGGCAGAGTTAAGAATGATGGCTCATCTATCGGGTGATGAAACATATCTTGATGCTTTTGCAAAGGGAGCTGACCCTCACTTGGGTATAGCAGCAGCAAAATATGGAGTATCAATTGAGGAAGCCTCTAAAATATACGAAGATGAAAATCATCCTGACCATAAATTATGGAAGACTAGAAGAAAACAAGCTAAGCAAATTGCATTCGGTTTGATTTATGGTATTGGAGAAGCTTTACTTGCAGTAAAATTATCCGACCCAAAAGCTGGTATTATAGTTACTAAAGAAGAAGCCCATAAAGAAATGGCGGAGTTCTTTGAGAAACACCCAAAGATACTTAAGTTCAAAGAGAAGCAAGAGAAATTTCTTCGTAAGCATGGGTATTATACCCAGTTATTTGGTACTAAGAGAAGATTACCCCAGATATACTCAAACGACAAACAAGAAGTTGCTTATGCTATTCGTTTGGGACTTAATTTCCCATGTCAAGGTGCTGCAGCAAATATGACCAACTTCGGAGCTATTCTTGTTTATTGGTTAATGAGACAAGGTAAATTACCACGTATGCTTGAAGTAGCAACTGTTCATGATGCAGCCTATTTTTACTCAAAGCCTGAATATATTAATACTTGGACTGTTTTTAAAATATGGGATATATTGAGAAACCCTAGTACTAAGAAATATTTTGGTTTTCAAGTGGATGATGTAGATATGTCAATGGACTTCTCTATTGGTAGGTCAATGGCAGAAGAATTACCTTTTATTCCTGGGTATGATTACAATAAGATGCTTCAACCAGATTTCTCAGTAGAGGAGTATATGGAAGAACATAAGAAGTATAAGAATGTAATCATTAAGGATTATCCTAAATTGTTTAGTAAAGAGATAAAGCAGTATGAGGAAGATTTTAAAGGGAAACTTAGATTGCATTGGTTGCCCTAATTACCATGTTACCAAGAATGGTAAGGTATATTCTAATTATAAGGGTAAAGGTTGGGTAAAATTATCCCTTAATCGAATTAAAAATAACGGATATGTTATAGTTTCTATTAGGGATACGAATGGATATAGGTACACTTATAACATTCATCAATTAGTAGCATTAGTATATGTACCAAACCCAAATAATCATAAGTATGTATGTCATAAGGATAATATAAGAACTCATAATCATTATAAGAACTTATATTGGGGTACTGCTAAGGAAAATACTCAACAATGTATTAGAGAGGGTAGGTTTAAATTTTCAGATACAAAGTTAAGTAGACCCGATATACTTCAATTACTTTATGAGTATGATACTGGTATGATAAAAGCAAAACTTGCTAGGAAGTATGGGATATCACCCATGTTAGTATATAAATATATTAAGAAAAGAAAACGTTATGAAAAAGATTTTGAACGGACCCACAGTATGGAGGGCTAAATGCCCAGTATGTGATTGCGAATTTGAATATGATACCAGTGAAACTTTTGGGGTTTATAATAAATCTGGGGATTATTTTAGGATAGTACAATGTCCTAATTGTAAAACTAATATAAAGCATTCAGATTCAGTATCTACCATTACAGGAGTGAAAAGAGAAGATACTATGTCTACATAAATAATATAAATTTATGGAATTATGGCAACACAGAAAGAGATTGATAATGCAAGTAAGTTAACTGCCCTTACTTATATGGTTGCAGGTTGCTTAGGTTATTCTATCGAAAATTTACTTAAGTATTTAGATGGGGTTAATCTAAGGTTGAGTGGACAAGAAAAGATGTTACTTAATCGATTAAAGACTCAGTTATCTCAAGTACAAACTAATCTTACTACTTTAGAGGGATTGGCTTTTAAAGTAATGGCTACGGATGAGGATGGTAAACTTGCTTATGAAGATGCCACCCATATTTATTGGGCTGCATTTTTAGCATTACTCGATAGAGGTGGTACTGATAACTTATGCGACTTAAGATTAATGGCTTTGGTAGATAAGATAAGCATCTATAAATCTCTTCTTAATTTGCCTGGTATGAGTTTAGCTTATCAAATGGCTTTTGCTCAAGTATCTAATGCTATAAGTAAAGGCGAATTTAGTAAAGAAGACTTTAAAAACCTATTAGAAGTTTATGAAGACGGAACTGAAAAAACTAAAGGTTAAATTTGAAGGTAAACTTATTGAGATTGATATTCAAAAAGAATTATCTATCAATGAGAATATCATTAACTCTCAGCTACGAGAATCTCCTTCTAGTTATTATGTACTTGCTTCTTTGAGAGATAAGTATATAAAAGAACGAGATACTCTAGCAAGGGAAAAAGAAGAAGCTTATTCGAATGCTTGGTTATATTATAAGGATGCTAATGAAAGATGGAATAATGAATACGTATCTCATAAGGCAAACCTTAACAAGAAATACTCTTCTATCAATGAGAGGTATTTGAAAGCTGTAGAAAAAGCAAATAAGTTCATAACTATATGTAAGTGCTATGAGTCACGCGAAAATATATTAAGAACTATTAATGCGAACCTAAGAAAAGGTTAACCCATTGAACTATAAACAATTACTAACTTTTAAAAACAGTATTAGAATATGAATTATTCAATGACATTTATCTCACCTCTTGTAGCTGAGAAATTTAATCAAGAATTACCCGGATGTCCAACAGAAAACCGGGTACTTATTTTATCTCCCAAGGAGGTAAACCAAACTAAATCTGGTTTGATTATCCCTGAACAAGTAAAAGAGGGAGTTCCTCGTAAAGGGGTTGTAGTAAAGAGTGGAGAAATTACTGAAGAATACAAAACCTACCGAGAATTGGTTGCTGTAGGTAGAATAGTTACCTATGGTTTGTATGCAGGTAAAGAACTTGAATTCGAAACGGACAAACTATCTCCTGCTCTCAAACAACTTTTAGAGAAAAACGTTCTTACCGTATTGAGTATGAACGAAGTAGTTTACTCAGAACCGAATAATTAAAACTAATCATTATGATAAAAGACAAGAAGAAAAAGAAAGTTTCATCAGAGGGACTTTCTACAAAAGAAAAGATGCTAGCTAGAAAGAAACAGCTAGAATCCAAGGGAAATGGTAGTGGGTTAGTATATCCAAAAGAGGGAACTCTGAGGATGAGAATTAAATCTCCGGGTGATGACCAAGAATTGGGTATCGAAATTATTCAATTCTACCTGGGTGGCAATTTGGGAGGAGTTATATCTCCGGCTACTTTTGATGAACCTTGCCCATTCATGGAGAAATACCAAGAATTGAAAAACTCCAAGGATGAAGATGACAAGGAACTTGCCAAGAACCTGGTACCAAGAAGAAGATATGTTATCGGTGGTATCATTTACTCAGATGAAAAGGGTAGTAAGGTAGATTACGAAGGCAAAGATAAGGGAGTTTTAGTTCCTCGCTCAGTATACCAGGATATCATTGACCTTTACCTTGATGAAGATGAGGCAGGTGATATGACAGATCCAAAAACTGGATACGATATCAAGGTAATTCGTTCCGGGTCTGGTAAACTAGATACTACTTATTCTGCCCGTGCTTGCAAACCAACTAAATTGGACAAGAAATATCAGGGTACAATTGACCTTGAGGGGATAGTTCGTTCTCAAATAAAATCCTATGATGAGTTGGAAGATTTGCTTTCACAGTATCTAAATGAAGACCATGGAGATGATGATGAGGATGATAAATCCAAGAAGAAAAAGAAAAAGGGAGTTCACAAAGACCATTACATGGAAGATGATGAACCTAAGAAAAAGAAAAGAAAATACAAATCGGATATTTAAGGGTTAGTAATATGGTTTCATTCGAAGGCGGTAATTAGATTCGTTCTGTTATCGCCTTCTTTAGTTTAAAGACATTACATTATGGCAAAGAAATCTAAGGTTGGTTTAAAAGTACCAACAGCAAATGAGATGGCAAAGAAATATGGGAGTATGATTAAATTAGCTTCAGAAGTAACTGATACCGATTTATATATACCATCTACTTTCTTTGCTTTGAACTACTTATTCGGTAAGGGTATTCCTTATGGTAAAATTGTAGAGATTGCTGGAGAAGAATCATCTGGTAAATCCTTGGTAGCTTATAACTTTGCTTATGCTACTCAACAACTTGGTGGTCATGTAATATGGGTAGATGCAGAACAATCCTGGATGAACTCCTGGGCAGAGATTAATGGAGTAGACCCTGCAAAAGTAACCATTGTTAATGATACTCGTATTGAATATATTGCAGATGTAGTAGCAGACTTAGCAATATATTTACGTTCTCAATTAACCCACAATGAACCGATACTTCTGGTAATCGATTCTATTGCAGCAACCGACTGTACGGATAATATTGATGCTAAGATGGTTGATGGTAAAGCCGAAATGGGAGGTAGAGCAAAGGCTCTTTATAAATACTTCCGTATCAGAAGTGAATTATTCTACAAACTGGGAGTATCTCAGATATATATTAACCAATTAAGAACTGCTTTGAATGTCGGATTTGGAAAAGATAACACAACAACTACAGGAGGTGCAGCACTTAAGTTCTACGCTTCAATCAGAGCTGCTTTCTATTCAGGAAGGTCTGTTACCATTAAACAAAATGGGAAAGAAAGGAAAGCTGGGAAACTTGTCACTATCAGACTTATTAAAAATAAAGTTGCTCCTCCTCGACCTACAATCAGCAAATGCCCTGTATATTTCAATCCTAAATTCCACGAAGTCGGGTTTGACAGATGCTATGCTTTAGAAGATGTATTGGTAGATACCGATGTAATCGAAAAAACTACTGGTGGGTATAAATTGAAAGGTAAAACTCTTGCAAGAGGGGAAGAGAAATTCCAAAAGCTTTTGGAAGAAGACGATGAACTTCGTAGAAAACTTTTACGGAAAGCCGGAGTAAATACCATAGGTACTACTAAAAAGCAACTGGAGAAAATAGAAACAAATCTATTCCCAGTCGATGGTGTAGAATATGAAAACTATTCAGATTCAGAAGAGGAGGAGGAAGACGATGAATAAGAAAGAGGTAGAAGGTATAGAGAAAGTAATTAAAGAGTACCTTAAGAAAAATTTGAGAATGGAATCTAGGGTTAGGTATCTAGATGCTTATAGACAACCAGAGAATTATTTAGATGTATATCTTGGAGAGGAAAAGATTCAAGAAGTTTCACTTTATGAATTAGATTTTGGACGATGAGCAAGAAAACAATATTACTGATTGATGGAGAGAATATTCTCCATCAGTCTTTTCATAAGTTCGAAAAACTTAAATCTACCGATGGCAAACCGAGTGGGGCAATATTCGGATTTTTCAAATCTCTACATATGTATCTTACAAGGTTCGAACCGGATGAGGTTTATATTTCATTCGATAATGGTCATTCACCAGTAAGGACGAAGTTATTGCCCAATTACAAGGGACATAGAAAAAATATATCTGTAGATTACGAATCATTGCAAAAGCAAAAGGCAATTATAATGAAAATGCTGGGTATGCTAAGAATTAATTATATCTTTGATAAAAAGAAATCCACAGTATATGAGGGGGATGACTTCTTAGCATACCTTGCAATTAAAAAATTCCAATCCGAGAAAATGATACTTATATCATC